ATCAATAGCCCATTTATCATGAGCAACCTTCCATTTTTCCACTTTATCGTTATTCTGGTTAATTTTGTTTTGAGCTTCTTTCTTGACAGATTCCCAAATTTTACTACTTATAGATACAAAAGAAGCTTTATACTGCGGATAAAGAAGATTGTCATAATCAAGAATTTTCAACCCTGTCTTATTGTTCTGAAAATTCCATTCTCTAATAACCTGCCACATAATACATCCGGCTTGAAATCCGGTAATTCCACCTGTCGGAGAATTGTCAACCGCGCACATGGCTGCTATTCCTGCTGCCGCAACTGCGTGGCAAATAGTTCCATAATCATGCGAATAGTCTTCTGTTAAATGCCTTACAAATTCCGGAAGCGTTTCCACAGTCTGTTTTTTCGCTTCTTTGTACCATTCATTCTGGATTTTCATTTCCTCTGTAATCTGTTGTTTCATCTTCTAAACCCTCTCTTTCCTTTATTCCTCGCGTCTTTTTCGCAATACGGAAGAGAACAATTTCCGGATTCTGCAAAACCAAAGAATCCTTTCTTAGTTGCGCTCTTCCAACGCTTGCACGACATGCACCTTGCATCCGGCTGTGTGATGTTGTTGCTTGTCCCTACTCTTGACATTCTACACACACTCGACTTTCAACTGTTTGTCCTCGGAAACGCTCAAAAGAATTAACTGTGCATCCATATCCGGCACATTGAACTCATTCAGCGATTCTGCGTTATCAACAAAAATAGGCACGCTCACACCGTATAACTCGCTCAATGAACGAATAATGTCAAGTCCGGCTAAAATCTTGTGACCATTATTCAAATCTGAATATCCGACTCCATTCACGGTACACTCACAACAATCTTTCATGCCGCCATTTAACTGCATTTCAAATAGCTTGAAGTTTACTGTCTTAAAATGACTATTAATGGATTCAGAAACCTTATTCAGTTTGAAGCGAATGAACTCTTCCAAGAGGTAAAGCATCTGTTCCTGGTCGGCAACTTTCTGCCCGATTTCTTTCTGATCGTCACGAAGCGTTTCGATACGATCATCAATCGCAACATTGTTAGCCGCCTGCGCAATAACCTTGTTCACCTCTTCAAGCTGACTCTGCAGATCGGCTTTCTCGGCTTTTAAATCAGTAACAATCTTGTCTGCGCCCTCGGATTCCAACTTGGCAATATCAGCAAGAATCTTGTCATGCTCTGCTTTCAGCTTCACATATTCTTCATTCTGTGAATAATCAGCTTCTGCCGGGATCTCGGATAACTGCTTTGCATAATCATTCTGCTTTGCAAGTGCCTTGGATTCCTGCTCTTTGAGTGCCACAATATCTTCATGCAACTTAGTATTTTCCTTTGTTAATCGCTCAATTTCAGCCTTGCAAGTGTTACCTTTGGCAATCAAATCCTTAAGTTTTCCACCCTTTGCATCATCAAATGCCTTGCGTGCATCCTCTAACTGCTTGGTGGCACGTGCCTTGGCATCTGCCTTTTTCTGCTCAAAATCAGCCTTAAGAGACTCAATCTTATCAGCCGGTAACTTCTGACCACATAAAGAGCAAACCATTGTAGATTCATCAAATTTCCACTTGGATTCGTCAAAGAGATATGGCATTTCATCAAATGCCTTGGAAAATTCTGCATTGTATTCAACATCAAGATTTTTCCGCTCTGCATCTGTATCGGAAATTGTCTTCTCATTTGCCTTGATCTGATTTTCCGCAGACTGAATCTGATTATGTAAGTCATTGAACTCTCGTGTTGCATCATCCTTGGCACTGTCAAGACCTCTACGTTTTGCGGAAAGTTCGTCATTCATGACCTGCATAATGCCGGACATATCAAATTGCAACTGCATTTCTTTTCCACGGAGTCTGCCAATCTCGGTTCCGGCATTTTCCATACGATCGTCAACCGCTTCAATCTTCCGCTCCAGGTCAGCCTTTAACAACTCCTGCTCTGCCACATCCACATCAACCTTGGATTTCTCGGCTTCATCAATACGCACCGGGATTTCAGCCTGTTTCTTCTTCCACTCGCTCAAAGCCTTGGAAAACTTGGCGCGAATATCGTCTGTAGATGGTGCTTTCTCCAATTCTCCAATCAGCGGTGCATACTTGGCATCTGTCTTTGCCAACTCCACATCTGAAACCTCTGTCGTAAGTTTCATCAGAATATCGCGCTGATCTTTCCATTTCAGAGAAGAAAAATACTGTGGATTGATCAGCATCTTAAACATATCCTCGCTCTGTGCCAGATTTGAAACATAAGCTTTGAATTCAGCTTCACTCTTTGGATAACCGTCAATCTCAAACGAATTGACATTTCCCTGCAAAGTCACGGTATCGGTGCCACGCTTCTTAACCCAATTCTGCTTCTGAATCTTTGAAAGTTCCATTTCCTTGCCATCAACGTCAATAACTCCCACAACCTTGATTTCCACGTTATCAATGCGGTGTCCGTCCTTATCCAATGGTCGCACATTGAATTTTTCTTCTCCAGCACTGTTCTTGTTAAACAGCAACCATGTGAACGCATCAAAAATTGTGGTCTTGCCTGCTGCATTCTGTCCTTTAATACTTGTCTTATTAGAGAAATTCACATCAAGGCTCTTAATACCTTTAAAATTCTCCATATGTAACGATTTCAAAATCATTCGCATTATTCTACACCCCCACGATTCCTTTTATTGACAACTCATATGTAACTTTTTCCACAACGTGACCATCTTTACACGTTTTCTTGTATCTCCGGCTCTGCAATCTGCCGTATGTGCTTACCTTATCGCCTAAAGCAAGTGAGTCCGTATACTCTGCACACTTTCCCCATGTAATGCAAGTGATCAAATCTTCTTTTCCATTTTCTCTTAAGGTTTTGAGTTTCACATCACAGATTTTACGACCAAGTGGTGTTTCTCTAAGCTGCTTTTCCTCGATAATTCCATCAAGGCTTACTTCATTCAAAGGGCTATCATCATCTGGTTTTGTGATTGTATCAGCCATAACATACATAAGAATGGCTTTTCCAGATCCGGTTTTTACGTGCCGGGTAATTATCTTCCCACTGACGTATACTGTTCCGCTGATTTCTGTATCGCTAATTTCTTTGTCAAACAGTACCGGAAGTATATCTGCAACACCGCTTTTTCTTTCAACTCCGATGAAAAATTTATAAAAAATCTTACCGCTTGATTTATGGCTTTCCCTTGGTGCTGATACAACATCACCGATCAGTGTTATTTTGTTCTCCATTGCTTCTCCTTCCCATTTCTCTGTCAAGAACCTTTTCAAAGTCCTCTTTATCATTCTGTTTCTTTCGTTTCCCTGCCAAAAGTTCAGCAAGCATACGCTTTTCTTTCGTGGAACATCTCGTACCACTTATATACACAACGTCTACCATGCATCCTCTCTCATTCTGCGTTTTCTCTTAATTCGCTTGTCAAGTTCGGCTCTCTTTCGGTCTACTTCTGACCAGTAATACATGATTGCCGCAATTACTGCCCCTGCTACAAATTTAATAGCCGACATATTCCCGGACGCGCCCTCACTATCCATATAGCACGCGGCAACTAAGGAATACTCCATTGCAACCGCACCTATGATGAATTGGATTACTTTTTTCATTCATGCTCCTTTCAGAAATTTGTTTACAAAGTAAACTTGTCCTTTTCCGGTAACTTTCGTTGTCTTGGTGATTCTTACGGAACCGTCCGGGTTCTGAATGTTACTTTCCTTAACCTCGAACAATCCCTGTTCGACATATCTCTGTTTTGGCATATTCCTAGAAGTACCGCTTTTAATAAGGAAGTTATTCTCTCGTAACCACTCAAACAACCGCTTCTGTCCTATCTGCACACCGTTCTGGCAAATCAGCTTTGCTAAATCTCCAATGAGGATTGATGTGTGACTTGCCGATACCGCATCTGCGAAAATCTCTTTAGGTATCATTCCTTGTATGCGCGAGTCCTGCATGGCAATGATGTTGTTCTTTTCGTCAATCTTTCGTTGTGCCACCATAAGTGCCTTGGAAAGCAACTCTTCATCAGACAAGGTTTCCTGTCCTGCTATGTAACCGCCATTCTTACGGATTGACGGAAGGACTTCTTCCATTACCCATTTTTCAAACTTCTCTGCGCTAGGTAATTTTGATTTCATAATGAGTCGGTAAATATCACCCTCTGTTATGAATAAAACATCTTGGTTTCCGCTACTAGTAGGGATGTTCCATTTTAGAACCCCCTTGCAATGAGTTTGCACTGCCTTGTGAGGTATTGCATATCCTAATGCTTTCGCAACATCACTTCCAGCAAAATATGTCTTTCCGTCCTTTGTAATTGTACGAATCTCTCCGAACTCTTCATTATTAAAAATCTGTAATTCGTTCATAACTCTCCTTTCTGTGATATAATTCCCTTATCATCAAATAAGGGAGGTGATACAATTTGAAATACTTTTTAATTTGCGATTTTTCTACAATATCCTGCGACCGCGAAAAGATGGCAAAGATATTAGCCGAAAATGATATAACATTCGCAAATATAAATAATTTCTGTTGGGAACTAAATGTTCCTGAAACGTTTGGAAATCCGCTATGCGACACAACAGCAGAATCTATTCACTGCCTGTTTTATCAGTACGCTCACAAGAACTCTCTTCTTCTTGTGGTAAAAGCAAATGAATATTTTCCAAACGGAGATTAGGATATAATCTCTTTGTTTCTTCATATACGGTTTTGGTTTTCAGCCACTTCCGCATATGAAGAACCTGTTCCATGACGTCCATATCGTGAATATCCACTTTGTTCAGAATCTTCTGCAATTCCTTTTCCATTCCATTAAAATAAGAAACCGGAACAACAACCAAATCATTCACGGATTTAATTTCTTTCATGTCCTCACTCGCTTCCTTTCTTTTATAATCCAATTTAATTGGATGTATCTGGCACAAAAATAAAATCCATTGGAATACCAGATAATTTGCTCATGGTTTTCAACTGTGATAAGCTAGGCTCTGTTTTGCCCTTTTCCCAATTGACAACGGTTGCATTAGATACACCAAGCATTTCAGCCCATTCCTTTTGTGTCATTTTCGCATTTACGCGAACTGCTTCTAATGAAATTCTAGGCATCTTTTTCTCTCCTTTCATATTTGATGGTTTAATCATAATCCAATTATTTTGGATTGTCAACACTAAAATTCAAATTTATTGGATTTAATATTGAATTTTTTATTTTATTGGTTTATAATACAATTAGAAAGGAGGGCAGAAGAAATGGATAATGAAAATCAATTTAGCGAAATGGATATAGACGATATCCAAAAAGAAGTGTTTGCTGAAAATTTAAGATACTATATTGAATTAAATCAAAAACAGCAAATAGATGTTGCAAAAGACTTAGGTATTAACCCAACAACTTTAAGTATGTGGTGTACCGGTAAATCATTTCCAAGGTCAGGAAAGCTTCAGGCATTGGCTGATTATTTCAAAATCGGAAAAACAGATTTAATAGACCCACGCATTAATAAATCTGTTGACGAAGAATTTTCAAGTGTTGTATTAAATATTGGAATGAATGATGAACGTTTTAAAAAAATTATTATTGAATATAGCAGATTGCCAGCAAGCAAAAAAGAATTGTTATGTGAATTTTTCGAAAAATTTATATTCTAAAAGAAAAGCAGGGTTCAACGCCCTGCTTTTTCTTCTTTTAAACCAGCTTTTACAAATTCATGCAAAATTCGTAAAATCTTATAATCTTCAATTTCTTTTATCATAGTTATAATTTCTTCTTTGTAAGTCTTTTTTGTTTTTACTTCTCCTACCATAAAACCTCCAATCACAAACTATTATGTACCAACAAAGCAATTACAGAACGTATGTTCGGCATAGTCAATCCCCAATTATGGGCGGAGCCATGCCAAACCCCACCCATGCCAGAACTTGAAGTGTCCTTTCGGACAAGTCCATAGTATCACTGCAATATGCATGATTTCAACATTTTTCGGTCGCAAGTTTCGACAAAGAATGTCATTGCAGAGAAGCGGAAAGCTGTTTCTCAATCTCTTCTTGCACTTTTGCGCGCCAGCGTTCCGGTACATCATCAATGGTCATTTTCTTGTCTACCAAGATTCTGCGTACATAAAACTTAACCATATCCTACACCTCACTTTCTGCGGCAATGTTTGCCAGTTCTTGGATTGCTTCTGCGTTTGCTTCGTGTCCGGCTTTCAGTTCATCAATGGCTTTTTCCATTTCCGTCTTTGTTCTCAGATTAACGGTTAATGTATATGTACCATCTTCTGTGCCATCTTCGCCCATGTTAGGCATATATGAGAATCCTTCATACTTAAGATTCTCATACTCTCCAGAAGTCTGATCATTGTGTGTAAATGTGACCTTTGAGATATTCTCCGATGAAAAGGCATCTGTGATTGTCTTGATTCCGTCAAAATCTTTCGACTGAATCTGAATATTGCCGAGACTCGCTCCTTCGGCGATCTCGAACTCTGTTTTGTTTTTCAAAATAATTTTGTCCATAATTTTTATTCCTTTCTATTCTATGTGTAAATTTATGGGTTACTAAACTTATTTAAACGGCAGTTTAGAGAAAATTACTCTTATTCCTGAAAAATGGGCTGGTATGTCTGTTTTATCTAATGTAATTGTGGCAAGTGGAAATGCGGGCGGTATTATATTCCATCCCATTATGTATCTTAAAGAAATTCATTTTTCCGTAAGTGGCACACCAGATAATAATGGTGTTGTAGTTCAAGTCGGTTTTTGCACTTCAGATGCCGACCCACAAAATGTTTACGTTACCGGTGTCAACAGAAAAAGCTACGTCAATTTACTTGAAGGAGAACACACTTTTTCAATCAATGGCTCTATTGATTATTTTTATATAGCCGGACGTGAAGGAATGTCTATAACAAACTTATTTGGAATTTTGTTTTAATCATAAAACAATTTTGCATTTAATCCACACATTGCCCCAGCAACACAGGGTTTTTCAATAGTAACCGAAAGCACATCGTCATATAGATTATAGCCAACTGTTTTTACAATCTCGTAATTATAAACATTTATATTCACATCAATCTCAATTCGACTTGGTACAATGTGGTTAGGATACATAAAAGTGGCAACTTTCGTATTGCCAGAGATACAGCCGTTAATTACAATTACTTTATCATTGTAAAGAATTTTAGTAAGTTCTCTTAATTTTAGACTGCCGTTTAAATCACTTACCTTTTTGGCCAGCGTGCCGTCTATATTCGGGTTAGCCTGCCGCGCATCAAGTGCGAATCCAGCTTCTGTTGTGACCTGATTGTTTACGATACTTTCCGGTTGCAGTGCGCTTCCGATTTTTTCTTTTAGTGTATCTGCCAACTTTATGACGTTTTTCGCTTCGTCCAATGTAATTGTGGTGCCATCCAAGTTAATGCTAAGCGTTCCACTCTCATCTACGCTCATGCTCTTTCCGTCCGGCTTTACAACTCCGACATCCTCTGTTGTTGCAATCGCACTAGCACCGCCCACGATAGACTTAGACCAGTATTCCGTATTGCTCGTTGCCGTTCCTGCCGGAACTCCCTTTTTTGCAAAATAAAGCGTATTGTTATAAGTCACTGCATCCAATCTCTTATATGTAGCATCTGCGCTCCAATCGCCCTTTGGCACAATTGCCACTCTTCCTGCTATAGCCATTTAAGCCACCTCCCAATTCAAATTTCCGTCATCATCAACGGTAAACACATCTGCTGTGTTATCTGTATAGATCAACTCGCCGTCCTCATTCACATCAAATGTTGCCAGATGAGCTTTTTTATCAATGTTATCGCTGTATTCCTTGGCCTTATCCGCATACTCTTTGGATAGATTAGCTTGTACCGTGGATTCCTTTTCTGACGCATCCGCAGCGGATGCTGATGCTTTCGCTTTTTCGGCTTCAACTTTAACATCTGCCAAGAAGTTCGGCTGCAGCATATCTTCCGTAATGGAACCATTCTTTACGATAGCTTTGATTTTGCCGTCTGTAATCTCAAATGCGATCGTATCGGAATCAAGAAATTCATATTCTGTAATCAACGCAGACAAATCAACATTCTGCGTGGTGCCATCATCAAGTGTAATAATCAGCTGTTGTGTCTGCGGATCATACTTGAAGTTTACCGCCAGTTTTTCCAATTTTGTGTCAACCACAGCCTGTGAACCGTTCATTTTTACTATGGTCAGTGTTCCCTTGGATTCATCCCACAGAATTTCTTTCACAAGCTCATTTGCCTTTGCCAAATCAACCTTAGACGCATCCATAGCAACCACACGATCATCCAGATTGTCAACTGCCAAGTCCATCTTGTTAAGATTAGATTCATTTACTGCCGTTTTCTCGCTTGGGAAATTCTCCCAGTTGATACGACTATATATTTTCTGCATGGCTCACACTCCTTTCTAATGCGGATAGTCTGCGTTCAAAATCGTTACACCTGTTCTGCAGTTTCTGTATCATGGCAGTGTTAAGCGCAATAAACTCTTGATAGCACAATGTATACATATCATTTGTGCCACCATTCTGCTCTAAGAATTTTTCCCATTCCTCATTAGATTCAAAATCTTTTTCGGAGAATACCGCATGTTCCAGTCCGTAAAACTCATTTTCAGATATGTCACAATCCGTCATTGCCTGTTCAACATCCTGCGCAACAAATCCAATGTGCATTTTTTCGTCATTTTCTATTAGCCTATATTCCATAGGTTGTAACAACTCGAAAAATCTCTCAAACCGATCATCCTCTAACAGTTTCCGGAAATCTTTTTTCTTTCTACGGTCAGACGTTGTTTTCCAACCACCGGAAGAATACCCTCCGGCAAATGGATTGGGGTTAGTTCCACAGTACACAGAACTAGAGCTTGGAATTAAATTTCCGTTGCCTGAAATTCGTACATAATCGGATAGTCCAATACCTTGCAAATAATGCGCGGTTGATGCCATTATACACTGCCTTGCACTTTCTGCAGTTGTTGCTGAATCTGCTGTTGTTGCATGATCTGCAGTGCTAGCATGGTCACCTATGGCTACACCATCTTGATCTGTTACAGAGTTTAGATCGATGCGTATGTTCTGCAGCATTGGTCTTCCTCTTGCATCGAGACCAATAATTACAAGGTCATCTCCTTGTGACGTTGCAATAAAGTTCAATGAATCAACGATTGACACTCGGCCATCGCCATCAAGCTGGAAGTTATTGCTGTTGACTATGAGTCTGTTTCCGCTAAGTGTAATCTGGTCGGCACTTGCATTAATCATCGAAACGACTTGGTCGTTTTCATCTCTTCCAAGTTTCAATTCCAATGATGCGTCTAATTGTCCCTCTGCTTTTTGTGCGCGGTTGACTTCTGCAGAAATGCTTTTTGCGGTCTGCTCAAACTTGGTATTTGTCTGTTCCTCTAAATCCTCATACGTGGATTGAAGATGGTCTGCGTTCCTTTCTAACTTTCCGGTACGTCTTTCCACACTTTCAATCGTGTCTCTGATAGAATTAACCTTTGCAGAGTGTGTCTGCGTACCCTGTGCCGAGATTGAATCTCTCTTGCTTTGTACTCCGGTTAGGGTACGTTGCAACAGATACGTTTCAACAATTTCTCTTGTGGTATTGAACCGGATTGGTTCGCCAAGCGTCAGACATGGGTTTCCGACACAAGTGCAACTTTTAATCGGTGTATATACCGCCTGTTTCATAATCGGCAATAGGTTATTTGCAATCTGTTCCAGCTCTGCTCCGGTCTTGTCTGATACAAGAAAGTTTCCTGTAATAGAATAGTTGTTTCCAGCAGTTCCAACAATAGCACCTGCATTATCTTCGCTTGTCTTGATTTCAAGTTGCGTGATTGCCTTGCTTTTGAAGTCTTCATAATCAAACGTGATGTAGTGTCCGGTCATAGACTCTGTGTTTGCGTCAGACGGAAATAAATTGTCAGACGGAAATAAATCTTCTGCCGGATAAAGCGCGCTTGTGATTGCTTTCAGAAAGACATACTCGAACTTGCCATTCCGGTTGATATTTCCAAAGCATCCGTTAATCTCACAGATTGCCGTTACAACGGTTTTTCCACTGATAGAGGATTCTTCTGTGACCGCGCTTGAATCGTCCGTCTGCGTGGCTACAATCGTCTTATTTACCGTCATAGAATCGTTAGGCAACGTTGCTACCGCCTGTTCGATTCCAAGATGCGCAAAGAAACTATTGCGGAACTGCTTAAGTGTCATTGGAAAGCTAAGTCCTGCATACCAAGACTTTACATCCGTATTGATAATGTCGTACATCGCGTCATATGCCGTAATCTGCCGTTTTGTACGGTCAGCCGTAGGAACATCGGATGCAACCTTAAAAACTCCGTATGGCATCGGATTTTTGCTATCTCCGTCAATCGTTTCTTCGATAGAGATTGTCTTTCCAATAATGTTTCCTGCGGTGTTCCGTGCTGTGAATTTTACGCAATTTGCTTCGCACGCTCCAAACTTTAGTTCAGATTCCGAACAAAGACTTTCTTCGAGCGCAAACGTACCGATTTCAAGCATCGAATTGTCTATCTTCTGGTTCGTTCCAACAACAGATATGACCATCTGTTTATCTGTCGAGGAATCCCAATACTTTTCTTTCAAATTACTATTTATCATATACACCACCTACAAACGAAAATTTGATTGGGTCATATTTTATCTTCCCATGTGCCACAGAATAGAACGTAGGCTGAATATCAGCGATATATCCGTACTGTGTCACATATCCGCGTTTCATAGGCACGTATGCCGTGATATAGCCGCCGCGCTCCTTTGCTTTGGTATAGTTCTTTTCGATATTTTCCCAAAAATCATCAAACTGCTTTTCAGTCAGCATGGCTTTGGTTTCAAACTCAACCTTTAAAGCTTTCAGTTCCACGGCATCACGATGCTCATATCCGTTTTCATCAGTCCAAGGGTCTAAGTCCTGCATATTCAAATAGGAACTAAACGTGCCCTGCTTTATTAAACTGTTCGGTATGGTATAATTGCCAAACTTTACTAAATATCCGCCATATCCCATCGCTTACCTCCTAAAAATGGGTATAAAAATAGCACCTACCATTTTGGTAGATGCTATCCATTTGATTAAATTTTAAGCTACTACTGATTCCCATTCAGATTTCAGCTTTTCTACATCGTTTTCAAAAAGTTTGCAAGCGATTTCGTACAACTGCGGAATCATTCCCATTTCCCTGTCGATATAATCCATCTTGTTTCTTACTTTGGGTTTGAGTGCGCACCCTTCCATCCTTGATTTAAGGTTGCAGTGATATTTCCTTTCAAATTCTCCATAAAGCAACGAATAGCGTTCTTGATACTTTCCATCGGCACCAAAACGGACAATCTGTGTTATCCGCTGTCTCTTGGTTGCCAAGTCAATATCATCAACGAGTCCGATAATAACATCTTCCTTATGGATGATTTCTTTCTGCTGTCTTTTAATGGTTTCATTCTGCTCTCTAACAGTTTTTAATGTCTGTGAAAATATCAGCTTAGTGTTTTCATCTGCATATGGCAGGTAAGTGGAAATAAATAATTCATCATTATTGACATACCCACCTGTTTTACGGATTGTAGGGAGAACCTCGGATGTTACCCAACGTTTGAACTTATGAAGTTTTTCTTTTCTTTCGTTTATAAGGGAGTCGTTTTGTGACACACCCTTTGCTTTCTGTGGTTGCATCTGAAAGAGCAAGGAATACAAACCGCTTTCATTAACAACCGTCATTCTTTGTTTTCCACCGGGAGTATCAATTTGTGACACACCCTTATCAGAATCATCAATATTTGAAAGGCTTCTTCTGTAATTCGTATCTCCAAATACTTCGCATATATCCTTTCCAACAAACCATGGTTCATCATCGACCATGACCATTCTTATCTGTCCGAATATCGGATTCTCAAATACCTCAATGCCGTTTTGAATCTTAAGCATAAGTTGTGATTTTTTCATTCGTGTCTACCTCCATACATTTTTATCTGAATAAAAAAGAGGAAACCGGTTGTGAAATCACATTGGTTTCCTCTTTCGTACAGTATGGCGTTCGAGTAAGTAATCCGCATCTTCACGGATAAGGTTGTTTCCTTAGTAATAAGGATAGACTATTTTTGATTTTGTGTCAATCCGATTTTGAAATTAAAATAAGCCGTGTTTCCACGGCTTATACTTTTATTCTTCTGCCACTATTGAAAATTTTACTTTTGAATTTCCATAATAGCTTGTACTGTATTCTGTGTCAAAAACATTCGTGTCCATAGGCACTTCAAAATATATTGAACCTTTAGTTTTTTTACCCGGACTAAGCGTTGTGTCAAATGTGCTGTCTATGTAATCAACAGCATAATCGTCTGCGTATGCAGAAAAATCATATCCAGAAATGTCTTGATCTTCATCTGATATATTTTCAAACTCGAAATCTAGTTTCATAAACGCATTTCCATCATCAGGACTTTGATACGCAACATCGTCCAATGTTAATTTTGCAGATGAAAATGTTATTATCAAGTCATTAGTCTCAACCGAATCGCCTAATGTGAAGTAGTCATCGTATGAATCGGTCGATTCTTCCGTTTCATCGTCCAATACTTCCGCATCTCGACTGTTTTCAACTTTTTTAGGTTGGTCTGAATCACTTTCGTCAAATACAAGTGCCGCAAAAATAAAAATAATTATCGCAACTATTGAACAAGCCAGACCCGCAATTGCAGTTCCATGTCCTTTCCATTTTTGCGTAAGTGCAATAATTGCGCATACAAGACCGATTATTGCAGGAACTACACCTATCGCAACACACGCTAACAAAATGCCTGCTATTCCGCACACTAAAGATGCAATTCCCCATCCACTTTGTTTCATGATCAAATTCCTCCCAAAAATCCTTTAACTCATTTCAGTAACCCAAAAGAATCTGTCACGTAGTAGTCGGAATCTTCCGAGTCCTCATTCCAGACAACTAGGGATAGTTGTATGTTGTCAATATTCTTTATTGGCAAGCTCACAATGTTATCATCCATTGTCCACCACGTTACATAGGATTTTTTATGTGGAGATAAATCTTGATATAACGTTCCTTCCGCCATAACATCATTTACTGATGATGCGTCAGAATTAACCGTAATATTATTGTCTGTAATATTTTCGATTGTCAAGCAAGCTATAAGTTCGTCCGGATATGTTCCCTTCTTTAGCCCTGTAAAGTAAACCCTAATGCTCGAATCTTCGTATGCAAGTCTGTTGATTTTCTCTTTCACGGTTACTTTGCAAGACATCACTTTCTTTCCGGCTTTAGCCTTGACCGTTGCCGTTCCGGATGATACTGCCGTAACAATGCCGCTTTTATCTACCTTTGCAATGCTTGGTTCGGTTGAACTCCATTTAACTCTTGCTTTTGTTCCGGTAACTTTCAATTTCTGTGTTTTCCCAACATCAAGCGAAATGGCTTTCTTGTTTAATTTGATAGTTGCCGCCTGTGCAACAATCTGTTTCCCATCTGCATTTTGGATTGGCATAGCCGAAATCAAAACGGCAAATGCCAACCCCATCGCTACTAATAATTTTTTTGTGCTTCTCATAATGACTCCTTTCTTGTGATATGATTTATTTAGAATTATATCACGTTCTATTATAGAAGTCACTAAAAAACATATACATTGTCTCCGGTTCGATTGTAATGTTCTCTACCATAATCCCTTGCAGCTTTTCCTATGTCGCTTGTAGTAATTCCGAAATTTTTCTGTAAAATAGCTTGTAATAGCTGATTTTGTTGTCGCAATAAGGAAACTTCTTGTGCGGAAGTAGAATTGATAGCATCTTTGATTCCGGTAATTTCTTGGCTTCCTGCGACCGCTGGCTTACCTCCGACTGTTCCCATAATTTCCGGAAGTCCATTTTCTCCAACTGTTGCTATGCTATATTTATCCATAAAACCGCCCGTTGCATAAGCCTTTACTTTAGGTAGGCTCACTTTCGGCACAAGATCGACTCCGCTCCACTTTACCTTTGCTACTTTAGCCGCCGCAGAAACAACACTGTTGAACCCTCTCAAAACGGTATTCACTCCACCGATCAATGAATTTATTGCTGTTTCAATTCTTGAAATTACGGTGTTCATTGCCCCGGCAACACCACTTTTCACGCTATTCCATAATTTGCTGAATATTTCAGCTACACTTTCTTTCATCTTCGAGAAAGCATTTTTTATCGGGGTGGTTACATGTTCTTTAAACCAACTAGAAACACTATTCCACGCACCGGTTACCGCTGTCTTTGCCGCGCTAAAAGCTTTCTGAATAGATTCTTTTGCTGAGCTAAAAGCATTCTTGATAGGTGTTGTAACATGCTCCTTAAACCAACCGGAAACCACCGCCCATACAGATTTCACAGTTGTCCATAGAACCTTGAATGCGGTTGATACTGCCGATTTCAATAATTCAAAATTCTTCTTTATTGGCTCTATTACCTTTGATTTAAACCAATCAGAAACAACAATCCATACAGCCTTGACAATGATCCACAATCCTTGAAAGATTTGACCAACTCTTTTCGAAAATCCTTGGAAAAATGAAACAATAGGAGTTATAACATTAGTATTGAACCATCCAGAAACTGTTTTCCATACACCGGATATATCTTTCCATAAAGAAGAGAAAAAACCGGAAACAGATTCCCATAATCCCTTAAAAAAACCGCTTATTGGCTTAATCACATTAGTATTAAACCAATCTCCTGCTTTTGAGAAAATTCCTTTTATTTCTTTCCAATGATCCTTGACTACTACAGCCGCCGTTGCAACACCGGCTACTATTCCTGCGGTAATCGCTGCAGGTGCTGCCGCTACCCCTAAAATAACCGCTCCGACTGCCGTAATCGTAACTCCGACAAGCATAAGTGCTTCATTAAGCCAACTGAATCCGTTCTTTAACATGGTCACAAAGTTTGATATTGCAGTAAATGCGCCAATCGCAACAGAGCCAATCCCGGTTATAGCTTTTGCTACCGGGCTGATAAAAGAAAGTGCGCTCTCTGCCGCACCGCTACCGAATAAAGCTTTGACACCAGCTGAAACAGTTGTTCCAAGTGTAGCAAACGCCCCACCTATTTTTTTTGACAAAGCGGTAGACAATACTGCCGAGATTCCCTCATTTGCCGCAATTTCAACGCCAAGCCTTGATGCAAGTGAACCAGCTATTGCTTTTGAAATGGAAGTTCCGATTATATCAAGTGCGGTTTTTGCAAGATGTAATCCAAGAATTTTTTTGATTGTCAGCGCACCGATTATGATTCCAACTGTTTTTACATCTAGGTTGCTTAAAAACTCCTTTGCTCCGTTCCATACATCCTTCCATGAAATTTTACTTAATGCTGTCGTAACTGTATCAAACGCGCCCTGCGCCCACGAATTAAGCGTTTTAGCCAATAATGCAAAGTCAAAGTTTTGGAAAAACTTGTTTATTCCGTCTGCGATTGAATTTCCAAATTGCTTCCAATTAAATGTCGTTCCAAACGAATCCAATCCATGAAGCACCGTGTTTAATGAATTTGCGATCAGTTTTCCGGTTTCTCCGAAAAGCGTTGTTCCTTTTTGCCCTTTAAATAGTCCGTTAAGGAATTTGGCTAATCCCCTTCCAAAACCTTCAGCTTTTGCATACACTTTTTCCCATTTAATTTTTTTCATTGCGTTAATTAACGCACCGGAAATAGACTCTCCCAACTGTTCAAGGTCTTTGATTTTGCTTTTGAATTTCTTAAAGATGGTGTCCGTCTGAACTAATCCACCATCAGCACCGGTGCCGCCACCAGCACCTGAACCAGATCCAGAACCAGAACCTTTATTTCCGGAACCGGAAGTGTTATCTTTACTCTGTTTTGAAATAACCTTTAATTCATCAAATGCACGCGTTGCCTGTTGGATTTCCTTTTTTGCTTTCTTGGCATTTTTTGCGATACCGCCTGTATTTTTCCCTGCGTTTCCTGCGGCATCACTTAAATTGTCCATGCCGTCAGATGCGCTTCCAATATCGTCAGCAAGACCGCTGATTCCTGCCCCTTTGCTTGCTTCATATCTCCATCCAAAGATAGAACCTAAAGCATTTGTTACCATTTCCGCAAAAGAAATCACCTTCTGCAAAACTGCATTAAGCACCTTGATAAATGGCTTAAATGCATTGATTAAACCACCACCAACAACCGCTCCAAGTGCTTTGAAGTTCTCTCTAAGCATGGTTATCTGGTTATGCCAACTATCTTGCGTCCTCTTGAAGTCCTCGGTTATATTGGTTGTATGCGCAAGCACATACTGATAACGCAACATGGCTTTTTCAGCCTGCGTCATTGAGGAAATGTTTGCATCAAGCCCTTGCTTTAACGCCCATTCCTTCAATGTTGCCTGTGTCAAGTCGATACCATAACGCCGCATAGGTGCCGTAGTACCGGAAAATACAGATTGCAGACTCTTGGCAATATCTTCTTGGCTCACATCATAGAATGAAGCCATATCTCCGGCTAATTCTGTCAACCGGATAGACATTTTTGCCATTTGCCCTTGCGGAATATCAAGGGCTGTTCCCATGGCTTGGAAACGGCTTGCGAACTGTTTCGCGGACAATTCAGACATGCCAAATTTTTCAATGGATGTTTTTGCGAAATTGTTAATTAGGCTTTCATACTGCCCGAATGTCTGCCTTACAACGTTCTCAACCTCTGTCAGTGAAGATGATATGTCAATGGCATCTCCAAGTAGCTTAAATCCGCGGAATAAAGTCCAGTATGTTGCATACACTTTTCCGATTGCAGACGCAAGGGAGAACGACTTCTTAGTAACCGCAGAAGCACTTGAACTAAATCCGCTAAATGAACTTGTGATGCTTTTTGCCGCTGTTCCTGCCGCTCCACCGGTACGTGATAACTTTGCCAATGCATTTGTCATGTCAATAATATTCCGGCTTACGCTAGGGGCTTTCGACAGTTCAGACATAAGCTGTCGCATTGCCGTGGCAAGTTTCGGGATATTTTCAATCGCTTTGGTGGAACTCTGGTAACCAAGCTGTTTGATTGCAGATGCAAGATCGGTCAGACCCTTAACGGATGCCGACATTCCAGAAATCCCTTTTAATGCATTGGAAATCTGACGCATAGAACCAGCCGCAGCATTAATCTGTTTGCTGTTGATAGAGCCTAATTTGCTTACATTTCTTGCAACTGCAGAAAAAGTCCGTGTATCAATTCCACGCATTGCCGTCATTGCCCCTGCAAGTCGGTTTACCCCTGTGGAAAGACTATTCAGATTTCCGGTACTAAGTCCAGAAAGCGCGGAAGATAATCGCCCAAGTCTTGTCACAAGCGCGTCTATCTGACCGCTTGCCTGTTGTGCCTGTGCTTGGATTTTTATTTCAAGAGACTCTAATTCCATTTATCCACCAACTTCCTATAACTTTTTTAGGTTAGCGGCTATCTTCCACATTGATAGCCGGTTAAAAAGACGGTAGGATTTGACCCCTACCGCCCTTGAATTACTTTTTCAGTTTTCCCTTTTTCAGAAGAGAAAGCATCTTTGAATTTTCCTCTGATGTAAACTTAAAATTGGAAAATCCGTTCTTTTTTGCGATTTCCGCGCGATGTTCTTTCGACACATCATCTTCCCCAACCGCTTTTAATGCTTCAACAATTGAACCGGAATTTCCGGTATACTTCGGATAATACTTGGCTTTGCATTTCTTTGCACCTTTTACAACAATAACTGTGTGCCCTTTTATGCGTGTCACAAGAATATCTCCGTTGCGAAGAATAAAACCGGCATGATAAGAACCCATATCATCAAACAAACCGGATTTCAAAATTACCGGTCGTTCATTAGATGTATTGAAATCTCCCACATCCTTGCCGGATGCATAGATAATACAAGCACGTACAAGGGAAGAACAATCGCATTCCGTCTTTACCTTTGTGTTGATGCCATGCTTAATGACTCCGTAGCGTTCCGATTGGTCATAGCCAATATTTTTGTTGTCAGATGCAATCTGCATAGCCTCGGCTAACTTCTCCGCAACTTTATCGTTCTTCGCCCTTAGCACGTACCATCCTTTAGAATGGTTGTAAAACTTCTGCGTAGACACTTCCTGTCCGGTCTGGTCTCCGGCTTTTCCACCAGAATAGCAGTTGCCGTGTTCATCATGCCTAGCACTTCCGATAATTACTGCCATAGCAATACCTCTTTTCTTAAACTATCTTTGGCTTTGGTAAATGTGATTTCCTTGATTCAGCCGCCCATGCTTCTTCTGCCTTAAGCATTTCTCGTATCTCCGCATCGGGATCGTCCGTATTATGCTTTTCGATGGAATCATAGCAAGTTTCTTTCACGTACTTACTATTGCCCTTGCCGAATGTCGCATCTATTGCGGTCACAAATGCTGACGTTGCATATCTGCCAAACCACATATAAATTTCCATGTCGCGTTGCTTCCATTCTGCCTTATATGCATCCACATAAGGCTTAAGCAACTCTGGATTCATCATATCTATATCATCAACGGAAAATCCGTAGCCTTTCGTTACCACAAGGTAAAACGGACGGATTTCCGCAACGTAATATTCCCATGTTAATTCTTGGCTTTCGCTTTGGATGGGGTCTTTTTCTTCTCCTGTTCCTGCTCCTGCGCTCTCTCCAACGACTCCATCATCTGCGCTAAAAAACCGTTTGTCATCATTTCCTTCTGCATATCAGCAAATAAATCCATGCAGTTAATCTCGTTTGTGTCAATCGCGTCATAGAGAATGTTAGACACCTTCTCAAGCTGCTCATCGTAGCCTTCGTTTGTTTTGTAATCATATCCAAATTCTTCATTGTGATGCATCTGCAATCCCACAAGAAGCGTCTTAGGAAGTGTTTCAAGAAGAATATCTTCCATAGAAGAAATATCTTCCATGTCCTGTGTCTTCATAATATCCTGTAAGATATGTGATTTTAATGATGGTCTCGTTGCAAACTGAATTGTATATTCTTTTCCACCTAATTTAACTTTCATGTTTTACCTTGCCTTTCTGCCCTATATTGGCAAGGGGCAGTGTTGCCACCGCCCCATTGTTGCTTATCTCATTGCTTCAAGTTCTGCTATCGACCGATCATCCTCGCCTACCGGTGCGGTCGATTGCTCGTCCGATAGGCTTTTTACCCCACCACTGTTACAGTGAATGTTCCATCGTTGTTATCAACGACTTTCAGCTTATCCGTAACAAGCTCTGATGCCGTGCTTGGAATAACAGTTGCGGTCATTTCAAGGATTTCATCTACACCGCCTACATCATTCGGTGTCGCGGTAACAGTTCCGGTGTATGCGTATTTTGCCACGCCACCGATTCCATCTGTACCGTACAGGTGGATAATGTCAACCTTTTTATCTCCCAGCTTTTCGATGTTTTCCAGATATTCTTTTGCAAGATTTCCTGTGATTTCCCGGGAATCCGCTGTCTTAATACCTTTCTCAAATGTCTGCTGTGGGTCTTCCATCGTGGTTGACTCAACCGTGTTTGGCGGTGATGCCGGAGATGGAATAGACTTTGCAGCAAGTAAAAGGTTGTAAGTCCCTGCAAAGTCGGCTTGTTCCGCTGTGTGCTCTTTAATAATCACACGCGACTTATAACTTGTTGATGCCATGATTTTCTGCTTCCTTTCTGCCTCGCGGCTATGCTAAATTTTCATACGCTCCAATAATTCGCGATACGCGAAAAGTTGCCGTGCGCACTTGCTTGGAAATCGTGAACACAGCATTTGAAACATCAAAATTTTTTGATTTAAAAAAGGACACTGCATACTCTGCAATGTCCTTAATCTTTTCCCTTCTTCCTTTATTTGTTATTGTAATTTGAAATGTTGGGCGAATTGCGTTAATAAAATAAGACTCTGTATCTCTCCCGGCTTCTGTAAATCCAATCTGTTGTATAAGAAGTGTTGGAAAAACAGGTGTTCCGTTCGATTCCTCGTCCTGCGTTACCTTGATTCCGATTTCTTTGCTTTCCATGTAAACTTTCAGCAATCGGTAAACGGTATCTTCAAAATCAAGTGCCCAACTATTTAACTCATTTTCCACCGAATACCTCCCTTGCAATCTTTACATACTGTTGAATAATCTGTTGTTCCGCATTATACATAGGCATTGTGGCTTTGATACCGTGGGTATAACGCCATGTTTCGGTCTTATCGTCCCAATAGTACCAACCATCTTCAAAAGCGTGTATTTGCCCCGGATATGTGCCGACACCGAATCCAAGTTCGGGTGCTTTTGGGTTCTCTTTGGAGTTATAAAAAATACCGGCTCCAAACTCTACCGCCAACAAAGTATAGAACGGTTCTCTATCTTCTGACGTTACCGTTTTTCCGGTCGCAATCAGAATTGCGTTCGATGTCATTAACTGTGGTGCTTTATCTACCCTTACCGTTATAGTGTTTCCGATTGGAGATTTCGATATTTGTTTTATTGCCACCGTCTGACCTTCCTGTGCAAGCCTAGAAACAAGTAAATCGCATTTAGCCTGTAAACTATCGCGGTACTGTTCTAATTTCTTTATAGCGTCTTGTATGGACTTAGTGGATAGTGTCATTGAAATATGTTTCTTTTTCATATTCATACAATCACCTACTTAATATTCTTCCGAAGAAGAAACAAATCCGTGGTCAGCCCTTCATCAGCAACTCCTTTTACGATGTAGTCTGCGGTTTCTGAATCCACAAGTCCATCATCAGTGCGTTTGACTTCCGAACGTTTCCACACCACATCACCGGCTTTCAGTGGCAAATATCCTTTATCCGTGACAAGCTGACAGTATGATGTACTATCATCAATTCCGAATTCTTTCACAAGGGCTTCCGACAACTTATTGCTGATATTGGCTTTGAATGTTGTAGGTTCTGAAAACCCTTCAACTTCCTCGCCTTTTGGAATCTTGTTGCCTTCGGAATCTAAATAAGGTACAAAGTTTCCATCGGAATCCTTGTACCCTTCATAGACAATATCTCCATTTTCGTCAGTTTGCGGGATGAATACCCTCTGACCGGATTGCGAATATTTCATTTCCTGCTTGTTAATGTCAAGCATTGGTGTTTTCCTCTGGGATTCCGGCAACACTTGTCAGAAGCGATAACACTCCGGCAAGTACTGATGCAGAAAGAACATATTTCCAATCCACCGCGCCCATAAATGCCGCCGTTCCGATTCCGGCAATCGCTGCCTGCGCAACAGTCTTGATTGCTCGGATGCCGGCTTTCTTAGTCCAATCCTTCCAATTCCTCATGGCTCTTATCTCCTTTCCCTATATGAATCTCTTCAATTTCATGCTTCATTTTCGTAACCATTCCGTTTCCACCTAACGCATGGTACGCATCATACATCTCACAAAAGTTCTGATAGGCATATGACGGTATTTCTCCGATTCTGGTGTACTTTGCATGGTATTCAATAAGTTGGACGCGCAAAAGGAGCATTGTTCCTTTACTGTTCGCGTCCCTGCTTTTCTTTTGCTGTTTAAGAAGCCAAACTATATATCCAAGCACTATCGGAAGTGCCACAAGATAAGTTTGAATCAAAATACTTTTCATTTGAATCTCCTTTTGACGCACTGCCCACCACCGCTTAATGTGCGCCGCCTGCAACCATTTTACCGGCATCGGCAATATGGTCACGCTCAATCTTCTTTATAAAACTTTAGCAAATGGAAATACCCCGACAAATAGCTTTTCTCTGTCTCTCCAAGCTCTGCTCACACCATTCTCGCTAAAACTCGCCATAAATTCTTCACCAGACTGTGAATGGTCATAGACAACCAGGTTGACAATGACACTTTGGTGTTTCTTTAAGTCTTCAGCTATCATTTCATCTGTGTAGCTGTCTGGATAATTTCTCTTTGCCTTTACATCTTCTGCAGCCTGTTTAATAAGCTGTTCGATTACCGGATTATCTTCTTTGTTATCGAACACTACCACATCAGATGTTGTTTCATCATCATTTTTGACTGTATCAATATGAAATTGTTTAAGTCTGATTTTAACTTGCTCTAATGTGGTGTATTCCATAATTTCAGCTCCTATAACCCTAATTTCTCAATTAACAGTTCTTTAAGTTCTGTTCCTGTTAGCTCCATTGCGTTCTCAATACCTTGTTCTAAGGCAAGTGTCTGCAAGTCCGCTGTTGACATACGCTTAATATCTGTCTTTGTGTAGTCGCTTGTAGGTTGAGCAGGGAACTTGTCCTGCTCTTCCTCATACTTAAGCTCATCTCCATAAACAACTTTCTGTCTTACATTATCTGCTGTTACTTTTTCGCTCTGCTTTGCGGCGTTGATTTTATGTCGTCTTAATAACATATAAACACCTCTTACTTTCCGAACTTAGCAAGAACAACCTTTGAATCATTGCTTAAGACTGCTGTATAGTGTTCATCTCCAGAGATAACAGTTGTCTTTGCAAGAATATCTCTGTCTGATTCAATCTCAACGCTTCTCTTCATATAGATTGTAAGTGCATTCTCTTCCTCTGATGCGCCATCTGCACCTGCGTCCTCGTTAGGGTCATCTGCTGACACGATAACAATAGGGCAAGCGTAGAACTCTGTTGTAACAGCCTTTAACTTGCTACCTACCTTAATTTCTTTGCCCTTTGGCTTAAGCGTATGTGCAAGTGCTGTGTCAAGGTGAACATTCGTTGCATCCTCACTTGTTGTATCAGCTACAACATTGATTGTTCCTGTTGAATCATCAAGCTCATACTTAACCAGCTTAACTTTCTTTGACTTAACAACCTGCGCTCCCGCAATAGAACCGATAGTTCCATTCATAATTACATTAAGTGGGTACTTGTCATTGCTCTTGAAATCATCGTCATTAAGTAATGTAGCTTCCTGCGCCGGATTAATGAACAATATCTTTGTAAGTGATGAATCTGATTCATCATCAAACTTGCTATTAGCCGCTACAACTGCTGAATAGCTGATAGGTGCTGCTGTTCCATCGTGATCAATAGGTGCTGTGCAAAGTGCGTCATAGCTGTCATTATCAACCTTTGCAGCGATTGACATAGCAATCTGATTGATAGCTGTACCAAGTGGGTCGCCATAACCAGATAATACTGATTCATCTGTAAGCTCTACAGCCTTACCTGCTTTCTTAACCTTTGCTTCTGTTGTAGATGTTGTAAGTACTGTTGTACCCATGGCAACACCTTCTGCTACATCTTCTGCGTCACCAATATAAGCATACTTTGGCACAACGATTGTGCTTCCCGGTCTTCCTACAAGTGTTGTATCAACTCTTGCAATAGGCGAAAACTTAATTTTCTTTGGTAACTTAGCCGATACCATATCAGCCATTACTTGTGGGTCTACTAAATTTTCTAACTTAGTCTGTGGCATAGTTTATTTACCTCCGTTTTCTACTCTGTGAACTTTTTATAAAGTTCTGGATTCTTATTTTTGAACTCCACTCTTTCGTGGTAATTCATCTTGTTGAACTGTTCCTGTGTTATCGTGCTTTCTTCTCCACCGCCTGCATTAATAGCCGGTCTTGATTTAAGCCACTCCGCCTTTGCTTCTTTAACCTGTCTTTGCACTTCATTAGCAATTACAGTTGCTATAAGGCTATGGTCTGCATCTGTAACCGCCTCAATCAAAGAATCAATATCCTTTCCATCACCTATAACTTTCTGATAAGCATTGACAGCTTTCATATGATTAAGTTCTTTGCTCATGTTCTCGAACTTTTCAGCCTGCAATTTTTCAGCTTCCGCTTTTGCTTCCGCTTCCTGTTCTTCTGCTGTCTGCTTCGAGCGAAGTTCTTTCTTGTACTTAGCTGCTTCTGAACTGGCTTTATCGGAAGCGTTCTTATACTTCTCTTTTTCAGCTCTTTCACTAGCGAGCTGTGCCATAAGTTCTTCTACGCTAGGTGTATGCTCTTCGTTCTGTGGTTCATTGTTGGTTGTTGGTTCTGTTGTTGTGTTAATTACATCTGCCATAATTTCTTTACCTCTGCTTTCTGCGTTTTTTGTTGTTCTCTCAACTTCTTGCGATATTTGTATTGCCCTTTCTCTAGGGCATATAAAAAGCCACAAGGCATTTTCTACCTTGTGGCTCAATATCAATTATTTATCTGTTCTGCTCTTATCTATAAACGGACTATTTTCTGTCTGGTCTGATAAGTCTTGCATTGTGCGGTCTTTATTGGGTGGCTGTTCTCCATCTCCACCCTCCGCTTGGTTCTGTGTGCCTTTGTTGATTATACTGTCTTGATATGCCTTAACCATCTCTCCGCTTCTCGCTACAACATCGTTAGGGTCATCAAAGAATGGAATTGCATCAACTGTATCTTTAAGGCTAAATCCGTGGCTTATCAATGTTGCCATGGCATTAACCTTGGTTGACATTTCATAAGTTTTTTGTCGCTTAATGTTAGGTTTTACATCCATTGCCCTTAATTTAAGTAATGGGTTACTGCTGTTAACATTGTTTGACAACTTAATAGCCGCAAGAACAACTTTTATTTCTTCCATTTTGCAGCCATCAGTAATTAATTGTTGTTTTGCCGCCGCTGTTTCAGCCTGTGACCAACCTGTTGCGTCTGACATTGCAACTCCTGTACTACCGCCACTGTTATCATTTCGTTGTGGCACATTGCATTTCTGCAAGATTATCTGTCGCCTTGATTGGATATTATTAAGCATACCTGTGTAATCATAATTAATTGCAAGTGGCTCAACTATTGGAGTTTTGCCATCTGCTGATGTGTAGGTCTGCATCCATTCTCCAGATTTTGGTTTTCTTACTTTTTCAGTAATGCGTTGCGTTCCATCTTTATCAACTGTTGTTTCCTGTTCAACTGGGAAATCAACATCATTTGTATGCCATACCGCCTGTGTATTCTGTTCGACATCATTTGTAAAATCTGAAATGAGTAGGTTTAAGTTATCCATTTCAGATATTTGCCGTTCAAAACAGCCCATTCTATCAAATGACCTTGTGTATTCAATGATAGGAATTTTATGCAGCGGGTTTTCTTCTCCGCTTCTCTCCAAAAACCCCCATTTTGTTTTCCCTTTATTTTTTCCGTTAGTGATTTTTATTCCGTCGGTAATTTCATATCTCGTATCTTTGGTAAAACAAGTGTAATACCTGGTGCCACTGTGCTTATCTTTTATATATGTCCCGGCAAGAACAACTCTCTTGTCGCTGTAGGCGGTTGATCTTACAACAAATGTTGTCCTTGGGTCTAATACATTATATGTGAAATAGCTTTCCCCATCCTCGTATTCTGTATTTATATCAATAAGGACATATCCAACACCACCGATTTCAACATATCTTGCAAGTTTCTGCTGCTTCTGTCTTGCGTTCTGTGATTCGTAGCAACTGTTTAATTCCGCTATAGCTTTTGTAAGGTTAGAATCCTCATTGTCGCCATTTTGAACTAACGTTATAGGATTTCCCCACTTAAAACCTAAATTAAACTCCGTGACTTCATTAGCCACATTATCACAACACTTACAGTCAATGTCTGGTCTGTAAGTCTTTGGATTCTTCCTAACTATTGGCTGTATTCCTGCGTCATAATCAAGAAGAAACTGTATTCTATTAGAATTGATATCATGTTCCAAAATTGCTTCACGCAAAATTGGTATTATATTGTCAGACGTTATTTCTTTTGCGTCTGTATATATGACAATTCTTCCTGCCTGCATTGCCTACACCTCTAATAAAATCTCATGCCGTTCGAACTTCTTCTGTCCGGTATTTCCTTAATTTGAAAATCGTCATCATCGTTAGGTACATACCAAATCCACTTGTGGCAGTGCCTACAAGCCAGTTTATGTGTTCGTGGGTCTTTGCTGTCTGCTTTAGTTAAAAACTTATGGCAGTTCGGACACATGATTGATTTATCTTTATTCATATAAAAATTCATATTTTTACCTCGTTGCATAACAAAAAGCACCGCCACAATTAAGCAACGGTGCTTTTGATGAAGAATGTGTTTATGAAAAACATCTTTGTAACTTCTTACAAATACAGTATATCATTGGAGCAATATGACATTCTATGACATCTTTAAATACGTGTTACCATATTTTTCTTCAAATGCTTTAAGAGCCTTTCCGTGAAGTCTGATAATTTGTCTCCATGAGTATTTCATTTCTGTAGCGATAACTTCAAAAGTTTTCTTTTCGATATATCTTGAAAACAAAATATTATAGCAATCTTCATTCTCTATGCCGTCTATTTGCCCTATAATCAAGTCTTTTTTTTCAATGTATTCATCTATCATGTTATCAAGATTATGCTCCATTTCGTCAATTTTAGCGTATGTAGAGCCTATTTTATCTGGGTCAGATGACGACATTACTCTTTCCTCGTTTTTTACCGCCGATATGCTGTGGGAAAGCTCTCTAAGCTGTGATATCTCTGACAGCTTATTATTTATCATTCTATTGAGTCTGCTTATTTGGTTCAAATAATCCTTGGTTGTCATACAAACCCTCCTCTTATATCGGACTTGATATTATTACTGTCTTCTTTATCCTGTTTCCTTTTGTAATTCTTAACGCAAAGTTTGAGAAAACATCCGGCACATCATCTAATTGTTTCTTGCCCGATACCGAATATTGCTTTAATAATGACATCATCACTCCATATGGCTCATTAGGCTTATAAAGTGATTGATCTTTGAAAATAATATGTTGTAAAATCCAGTTAGAACACTGAAAAATGCGCGCTTCCTTGTTTGTCTCTGTCGGTACATCAGTGATGTTGCATATCCACCCTTTATTTTCAACTCGCTTATTAACTTCCATAGCCACTCTGTCACCACCGGCATTACGTTCAAACTCACACTCTTGTACCTGATTGTTAACTAATATGTTTGACGCATTTTCATACTGCATTTCATAGTCTGCCGTATTATCGCACACGCAATCAACGCAGTAATAGTCGTCCCCATATTTTTGAAGCACCGGCATAACAAAATAGTCTGTTCCTTTGCCTTTAGTATCACATTGAGCTGTAACAATTTCTGGTTCTCCGTGCGGCAGATTAAGGTATCTGCGGATTTTATCATCCGGGAATAGTAATCCCTCACGTTCAATAGGCTCCTGTTTATACAAACATCGGTAAGAGATTTCGTCCATAAGTAATTGTTGGTCGGCAAAAAACTCTTTCGTAAAACCGCCATACTCATAATCAAAATTACTTTCCCCTGTCACTGGGTCTACATCAGGAACCGATATTGTTTTGACTCTCGGATTTCCAATATACATATTTTGAATACGTCCGATAACATCATGTACACTCCAACGAGTGGCAATATGTATCTCTTTACACGGCTTTCCGTCTGTATCTTGTGTCTTACGCTGCCTTGCGTCTACTGCGTATTTATTCCACAATTTATCAAGTATTGTAGGATTTAAGGCTTCCTCAATTCCACCTATCATATCATCAACTAGCAAAAATTTACTTGCACGGACTTTACCAGCATTCTTACTTCCTACAGAAGTACACTGCACAGACGGAAAAGGTTTGTATTTGCCAATATTGAATTGCTCCATTTTGGCATTCGTGCTTGTAACTGATAGGTTAGGAAAAATGTCATGCCATGCATAATCATCATTATTGGTAACAATGTCGTATACCCCATCATAGTACATTCGTGTAATATCGCCACTGTGCGAATAAAATAGGCTGTAGTCTTTTGGAAACCAACCAGCAACTGCCGAATGAAAAAATTTCTCAATCGTACTCTTTCCAGCTCCCGGCACTAGACTCACGCACAATATGTCGTATTTATCATCAATCATGCCTTGCAATGCGTCCACAAGTCCGATTTTGATTAGTTGTTTCCTGCGTGGCATATAAAATCGGTCTTTAGGCTCACGCTTTTTCTCTATGTACTGAAAATAGCTGTCAACTATTTTGTTTTGGGCTTCAAGTAACAAAATCTCATATTTTTTGTTTATCAGATCATATGCGGTTTTGTGGTCGAATGCATATTTTTCCAAATCCCAAATCGTACCGCCTGTTTTATCCTTGCAGAAACGCTCTATAATGTCTTTTGCCCTTTCTGTAAGTTGTAATCCATACTCAATATCTTTCTCTCCGTTTATGGCTACGCTACAAGCATCTACATAGGCATTAATTACCTGTTCATCTATTCCGTTTTTCTTTATGTAATTTTCATATCCATTTACTGCATTGATTAACTGCTTTGAAGCCAAATAAAAAGCACCTCCGCAAAAGCAGAAGTGCCTTGACCTCTGCCTATAACTGTTTTAGGGTAGCGACTAACTCCATTTGTTAGCCGGTTGTCTTTTAATTGTAATATACCATTTTGTGGCACAATGGGCATTCACACTTGTAGTTATCGCCTTCCCTTTGATCTCCACAATATTCATATTCAGTCTTTTCCGCTTCAAAAACGGTTTTGCAATTCTTACACTCAAACTTTAAAGGTTTTCTTTCGTACCTAAGGCTGCCTTCTTTGATTATTTTCATTTCCAATGCACCTTGAACCCTTTCTTTTTATACTCCTCTACGGCTTTTTTAAGGCTCATATCGTCCTCATACTTTTCATTCAGCATAATCACCACGTTACCTTTTTCAATGCCGTATATGTTGCAATTTGCAAGTTTCTTAGCCGTTCCAAGGATAGCTTTTGTCTGCTTGCGGCTCATTTCATAGATTTGGGTTCCCATATTAACTGTCATTTCTCATAAACTCCTCAAAATCTTCCATACATTTATAGCACAAGTCGTATGTGGTATTAAAAACGCCGTTTCTTGTAACCGAATTTCCGCAAAGTATTCCTTTTTTAATTTCCGCACCACAACGATCACAAGTACACCATTCTTTTTTATGTTTCATATAAATCATCCTCACTTATCACATTTGATTCCCGGAATGAATGTTCTTTTACCTATACAAGCATCTTCAAAAGTCGTAGTTTCTATTGAACATCCGCAGCTAACTGGGTCTAATGGACAATTTTCATGATTAATATATATGTATAAAATTTCTTTTTCCTGCTTCATCATTCCACCAGCTTTCTACCGCAGATAGGGCAAAATGCAATAGTCAACGCTCCCGCTCCGTACTCGCCTGCACTATTCGTAAAAACAAGGGCGTGTTTGTCTACAATTTTCCGAATTTCTATTTTATTACCGGACGGTACTTTTCCGTTTTTATCCGGAGTAAGGAAATCCCAATCCGGTATTCCGATTCCTATGTCTTTGCATAAATCACACATTCTTACGCCCCCAATCATAGCAAAAATCGAACCCTGTCAGCCAAAACCATGCCAACCGCTTTCAAATCTGCAATTTCTAATCACGGAGGGGTTTTCTGTTACCAATTATACCGCTACCATCCATAAGTCTCCCATCGACCGGAACTATTGCAGTAGCACCCGACTAAGTGGAGATAAGGAATTGATGTGGCGAGGATTTGAACCTCGCAGAAAAGATTTACTTTCTCATAATGTCCCTGAGAAATACTTTCTCTGTATTGCATTTTGCAATAGACATTTCATAGCGTTTACCCATTCCGCCACACATCAACGCCCTATTTCGGGCAAGCGCAGTGTGTAGGATTCGAACCTACAAGGCGAATAAACGCCCGGCGGCTTAGCAAGCCGTTCCAATACCATTATGGGAACACTGCCGAATTGACAAGATGCACTCGATCAAAGGCTACCAAACGCATAGGGATATTTTCAAGTGTCCTGTCTGAACTGCTTTTGTTGTACTTCCTACTCACAGCCTGTTTGTTGTGCGTTTCTTTTATAACCACTCGCATACTCCTGTTAAAGAATACGCAAGACTTCTCGTTGGGATTGCAGGAATCGAACCCGCGACAACCCGGATATAAGCCGTGTCTTCTACCACTGAATTAAATCCCAATATAGCGACCGGTACGAGATTTGAACTCGTGTTACCACCGTGAAAGGGTGGTGTCTTACCGCTCGACTAACCGATCAAAACCGCCACAAGACGGTTAGCAATATGTTTTACGTGCTATGCGTTACACGATCATGCACCGTGGGATAGATGCATGATAGAATACCACCGGACGGTCTCGCACCGTCCTTAACAGAATCGTCCTAGTGGCGAAAGGAGGAACCCAAATGCTTGAATCACTCAACCAAGGGTTCAAGTACGTATGGAAAACATACGTGGCTACATGAAACGTCAACATGCAACCAATTAGGCTACCGGGATTCGAACCCGGAATACAGGAATCAAAATCCTGTGCCTTACCGTTTGGCGATAGCCCATCATTTCCAAATGACCATAATATTCATTGCAAATATCGCGTATGAAAGCAAATACCCCATTGCGTTTGAATTGTCTTTTTGTTTTACCTGTCCTCCCATAAGTCCAAGCATTACGAGGACATCTGTCGCTGTTGCAATAACTTTCAAAGCCATATCAATATCTCCCATCATCAAAGCTGTGTTCCTGTTTGAATCGTTCCATTTCATTCACGCTCATGCCGAAAAGTCCGGCAGATTCATCAGAATTCGTATGTTTGAAATATTCTCCCTGTTGTGGAAACATGAACCGGAACATGGCGTAATTTGCAACATCACACAGGTATTCAAGGTTTCCGGTCTCTTCAAACTTGGCAAGGCACATTTTCAAACTTTCAACCGCATTAACATTTCCGGAGGAAAAGTTCATTCTTGCTGGTCCGTATTTGTAATACGACTGTTCAATCAATCCTTTGCGCTTTTCATCAAAAGCTGTGGAATACTCGGTTTTCATCAATGTTTCATTCATTTCAGTTTTCCCCTATTTCCGTTCCCAGGAATCGCATGAATGGCTGTATTCTACAAAATCAGCGACATAATCGCTTTCGTCGTTTGAACAAACATAACCGTTTGTCTTGACGCATAAGCCATATTTACATGTGCCACAACATTCTTTACACTCTGCCATTACACATCACCATCCTTGCGGTGTAAATCCTTTTCAACATCAAAACCATCTGGAAATCTTGCCTTTAGCTTGTCAATGTTTGTCTGCATAACATCATCCATTTTAAATCCAAACGCAGTGCATGCTTCTGCAATCATCCACAGGCAATCCCCAAGCTCTTTCTTTATGTGCTGATCGTCGATCTCATGCCCCTGGTACTCTTTCTGCAAAATTCCGGATACCTCTCCAGCTTCGGATGCCAGCCCAAATACGGCGTGCCTAAGCATGTCTTTTTTTACGGTCATACGGAATATTGCAAGTCCTCATAGCTAATTTCTGATACTCATTTCCGGTCATATATCATTCTCTTGTCCGAAACACTTTTTGTTTTTAAAAAATTTTTGGAAATTTAGTTGCGATTCGCAACGTGAAAGTGAATTGTTTATGTTTATATTAAGCCAATTTCTGTAAAAAGTCAATGGTGTTGTAAGTGGCTTTTTATTTTTTGAGGAATTTGAGGGACTTAGTAGACGCCCGGTGGTCTTTCTGTCAGACCCCCTCCCCATCCTTTTCTTGCAAACATGGGAACCTAAAATATTTCTCATTTCGTTTTGTTGTCATTGTGTGAAAATCAAATTGTTTTAATACAATTCATGTCATACCCTTGCAACTATTCGCAAAACCTAACTTTTCCGAATAGTTGGCGAATAGTTAAAACGCTACAACCCTTGATATTACTGCATTTGTGAATTGTAGAATAACCACACACAATTTAAACCGTATTATTTGCCGCTGCATCTGTGAATTGTGTGTCGATTGCGTGCAATTCTTGACTCTTTTTCTCGTCCAATCTTGGCAGCTCCTGCGCTGTGATTGCCCTTCTCTGGGTGGCATTATCTCCAATACCTAGCTGATTCATGCCGAATTCATTGTTACCCACGAACATAGTACCGACTGGACTATTAGAGTCGTACGCACGATCTAGTATACAATCCTTGCGCGATCGTTGCAATTTTTGCCACATCTTGAAAGCCAACGAACTTGGTTCTTCTGTGCTCCATATATCCATTGTGTTTGCAGGTATATTACAAAAATAACTGAATGCTACTGTACTCACCAACTTGCTGTACACATTGGAGATATATATATAATAATCACAAAGTTTATATAATACCTCTCTATCGTATCTATTGCAGTTAGTCGGTATAGTCCCATTGTTAAGAGGGCTTAAGCTCTTGTCCTTTAATACTTTTGTATCTGGGAATAGATGCATACCAACATACTGCATAACAGCTTTCCACTGTCTTTGCCCAGCTTTTAGCAGATCTTCGATGTGAAATTCTATACAAGCGTTGTCTATTAAATCCTGTACAGTTGATGTGTATATCTGTACTGTACCTAGATCCACTATAAGGCTTGTAAGATCTACACTCTCTACATCCTGCATATATTTCACACCTCCAATCTGTTCAATCTCTCTGCTTTTGGTATACACTATTTCCGGGTTTAAAGTCAAGCCTTAATTTTTTACGGTGGTATTATATACTTACGCCGCGCGCGTATGCGGATATACACTTACAATAAACCTATAGGCTTTAGATACAGTATATTATTATTAACTTAAAAGATTGAGAAAAAGAGAGAGAAAGAGAAACATAGTTCTGAAAAAGCGACGTCAGACGATTGTGTCGCCTTATGTCAGACGATTGTCAGACGATTTTTTGCAAAAACTGATACTATTCTATCATTTTTGGACTTGTCAAAGACCTAATGAACCTAGCCTTGTTTATAAAAATTTAAGAAAAGTTTTATAGTTTGTTTACGATTTTTCGGAGATTTTGCAAGATATGCCCGGATGCGTTGTTGATTTTGGATATGGCAAAAAGAAAAGGCAGCCGGAAAAGCTACCCTTGTTTGTAAATTATCTTTTATCTGTTATATATATGCCCTAAATACTCTTTTGGGTACCTTCTAACTCTATTCATGTGTATCTGTATGATAGTTTCTGCCGCTTCCCTTAATTCTGGATAAAACGATACAACCTCCATGATATACTCTGGCGCGTGTCCGGTATCGCGCTTATAGAAAACTCTATAATCATCAACATTATAATCATCCCCAATATCCAACAATATCTTGTGGTACAGTTCCTTTCTGCTGATCCCATAGGCACTACAAATCTGCTTAAATAGAGGTTCATGGTCTTTCATCCAAGTGTTAGCCAACGATGGATAATGACCTTCATGCGGTTGCGGTACATCACTTCGATTTATCACTTCGTTTTGCAACTTTCCACAATTGAAATATGAGCTTACAAGTCTTCTTTGCACTTTCCAAGACAAATCATCATGGAATGACTTTACAAGCATTAAATATCCTGTTTCTGTAAATAAAAAGACTTTCAAATTCGGGTTCCCTTTTAACGGTTCGGAATTAGGGACGAAATTCGTCCCGAACTCTTTTCTTGTTAATTCAAAGTAATCTTCGTTCAAAATAAAATGTTTTCTATTTTGTTTAAAACTACGCTTTGCCGTTCCGTTAGGTCTTTGATGTACTCTGTCTATATCATTAAAAGTTACAACCCTTTGAGAATCCCAAACTTTGATTGCTGGAATTTCCAATTTTTCTAATTCCTCCATTGCTTTCTCCTTTCTCTTTAGTTTTTGAACAAATCATTTCCGTTTTACCAACAAATTACTTATTTTCTAAGCTGTCTAAATCTTTTACAACCAATTCAGAAACATAAGCATTACAACTTTTTCCGGTCAATACTTTTATCCTGTTTTTTGTCCCCTTTGGTAAATTAACTGCTATTCTGTCAAACTTGTTATTGTAATTCTGAATAGCTTTCTTTGTATACTCTGGAGTTTTTGCCATTGTCTCACCTCTTTTAATATTCAATTTATATAAACATATTATCAATTATCGTGTATATGTCAATAGTCTATTTTCATGTATTTTAATTATTTTTATATTCCATAATATCGCCCGGCTGACAATTTAGTAGTCTGCATAGATTACATATAACCTCACAAGTTACATTTTCATTTTTTGTCAGCTTTGCCACTGTATTAGAATGGATTCCGTTATTCTTTAACCACTGCTTATTGTATTCCTTTTTTTCTAAGACATTCCACAGCTTGGAAAAGTCAATATATCCGTTTGCACCATAATTCGCCATGCGTCACACCTCTTTTCTTTTTATATATGATAATAGATTTTTCACACCATGTCAACGTCTATTCTCATGTATCATATTGCACAATAAACTGCTGTTTTGTGTCGTCTATTTTCGTGTATTGTGTCAATTGTATTATAATCTATTATCGTGTACTATTAGTATATCAAATGAAACACGAAAGCGAGGTTACAACATGAAAAATATGAAAGCGGCAGAAACATTATTAGAAAGAAAAGGGTTTTATATTTCGAACCAGTTTGACGGTTTTACCACTCTCCCGGATGAATACGAATTGAGTGACGTAAACGGGAATGTTGTTATTGACCATTTGAGCGAAGCGCAGATTTTACAGCTTTCGGAAATTTTATAGGGAGGGCTTAAATATGAGAAAGACGGGAATGCGTTTTACATGGGAAACAACAAAGAACGGTGACGCGATCAACGAACTGAAAAAGAACGGAATCTCGTTTGAGTATAACCACTTTGGGGAACTCACAGCCGACTTTTACGGAATCGGGATTTTTGAAAAAGTCGATTTTGAACACGTTCAAGGTGATGTATTTGAAATCTGCATAGCATAGCCGAAACGCTCCGATCTGGAGCGTCAGCCGCGGGATGGTCTCCCGGCTCTGATGATGGCAGACCAGAAAACGAAAGCGAGGTTTTTGAACATGGAAAAATATATAATGGTTGCAACAAATGAACAGATAGAAAGAAGCAAGGCGCGCAGAAAAGTCATTGAAGCATTGGAGTATAACCCAATGTGCTACAACTGTAAGAGTTTTGGAAAGTCCTGCAAATGGTCAACAAATAAAGTATATAGCGGATGCGTCTGTAAAGAGGTTGACGAATCGAAACCGTCTATATATACACAGATTTTAGAACAAGTGAAATAGTCGAAACCGCCACTCCTGGCGGTCTGCAGGAACTGCCCCACCTGCACTGATGAGACAGGGCACACAATGAAAGGATGGTTGATTTTATGGCTACAGTTAAATTACAAGGAATTTATGAAAGAAGAAACGCTATCCCGGCGGCAGAACTCAAGCCGGGCATGGTTACAGTTTGGAATTTTGGATACACCGAGACGGTAAAAAGCGTTGAGCCTACCAAGAGCGGAAAAAGCGTCAGATGCGTTATTATTTCCGACGAAAGTGGAAAAGAATACACGCGAACAATGCGAAACGATAGACTTGTAGCAATCGCATAGGCAAGGGCGGCTTTTCCGGGGTTCGATTCCCCGGCTTGCCATTACTCAAAAATGAGTAAATAAAAGGAAAGAGGTATAAGAAATGGAAGAAAGATATATTTTGCACACGGTAAAAGGTGTGCAGATCGTAACAGAATCGCAAGCAATTAACAACGCGCTAGATCAAGAAAAAAGCGGCGTTATTCCGCGTTACTCATTCCGGGATTATAAGACCGGGGAAAAACTTACACCGCCCGGATGGATTGTATGGTCAACTTTTGCGGACGGATGCGGCGTTGTGTACCGCAGATCTGACGGAAAAATGATCGTAACAACAGGATTTCAAGGGGATTTTGTTGTAATTTAAGGCGGTACCATTCCGCCTTTTTCGCGTGTTTGGTGCATCCGTTCCGGTTCGATTCCGGGAGCGCGGACTACATGGAAATCGGTTTCCATGCGCAAATTGACAAATAAACGTAACACAAGGAGGTGGCAAAAATGGCAAAATATGAGTATATCGGAAAAAGGGAAATCATGCACCGGGTGTCTGCCCTTGGTTATCTGGAAATATCCGGCAAAACGTGCGGCTACTCGAAGTTCGAGGGTGTGGAATGGGTGGAGTCTGCAAAAACCAAAATAACCGTCCAACGTGGCGGTGACTGGATGCAGATCACGCAAAGACCGGAAAACATAACACACACTTACAGCCGGTACGACGGGAAAAACTATCTTGACAAGTGGTAAAATGCGGTCTATGCTAGATTGTAACTATAGTCGGGCAAGCGTCTTCTGGCGTTTGCCTGTGATCGGCAATACCATCAAATATCATCAATGAATTATCTATATATGGCATAACATATAGTGTATTTGTGTTATTTGCGGAATTCCGAAGATAATTGCACGTTTGTTACACGTTTTTGAGAATCCGTGAAAATGGAATCTTGACCCCAAAAACGCTACCCCAGGGGGGGTACAAAAAAATTACGAAATATTTTTTGGGGCGCTGGAAAAATTTTCTTTCATCAAAAACCCGCCAGTTAGGCGGGTTTTCTTATTTCTTCTCTTTCATTACAATTTCTAAATCAAGCCCCAATGCATCCGCAATCTGCCGCATTTCCTTTTCTGAAAAGTTGTCACGTTTCATTTTTGCTGATAGGTTCTGTTGAGTTGTCCCTATCTTTGTGGCTAACTCTTTAGCTGTCATTTCTTTTTCAACCAATGTTAATCTTAATAATTTGGTAAACATCATACGCCTCCTTTCTTATACAAGAAACAGAATACAACAAATAAAGCAATAAATCAACTAAAATATTGTTGACAACAAATAAACTGTTGTTTATAATACAACTATGAGGTTGTTCAAAACAAACATAATGTTGTTTTTCAGAAAGGAGAATAAGCATGAACCAAATAGAACAAACCATCACCACTTTAGAGATTGCAGAAATGATGGGAATGCGTCACGACAGAGTTTTAAGAAAATTGGAAGGACAGGATGTAAAGGGAAAACATACTGAAGGAATCATTGAAATTTTGACTCACCACAATTTAGGTGCGAGTGATTATTTCATTCCATCTACCTACAAAGATGAATCCGGAAAAGAAAACAAGTGCTACAAAGTAACCAAGTTAGGATGTGATTTTCTTGCGAACAAATTCAACGGAGAAAAAGGCATCGTATTTACTGCCCGATACGTGAAACGTTTTGCCGACATGGAGAAAGCCATAAAGAAACCACAGGTGGCATTGCCGAAAAAAGATGACCTATTTGCAGATTGTTACATTTCAAAACAGCAATTGGGCGCATCACGCGGAGCGTGGTTCAGAAAAAATAATTGGAAATTAAAAATTATCATGGAACAGTTTGGGTGGACGAGAAAATTTTTATATCACAAGATTCTCGTGGAGCTATCTGACATTTACGACTTAGAACTTGAAGAAAAGTTCTATGTGCAGAGGTTTGGCTATAGACCAGAGTACAAATTGGATTTGTTGGATGGCAGTAAAAGCCTTGCCAGACTTGCGACAGGATATATCAACTATTTATTAACAGAAGAAGGAGACTACTAAAATGGATGAATTTATTAAAATTGTATGTTCAAGTCAGCTTGACAATGAAACCGGAAATGCCTTTGTTGAATACTTCTCACCCTTAACAGAGAAGCTAAAAGGGTTATTAAGTGAAAATTTATATTCAGAGTTCGAGGAACTGCTTTTTAGTTGCTGTGCAAAGAATAATGATTTTTACATGACGGAAGGCGCGAAACTCGCTATAGAAATAATGAAAGGTTCTTACATTCCGAAAGTCTGACACAATTCCGGCGGCGATTCAAACCGCCGGATTTATTTTTGCCCTAGCGAAACGATGTTTTCTTTCGTAAAAATCAAAGACCGCGCCGCATAGTCGCTTTTGCTTAACTCTTCTATCAGTCTTTCCCTAGTCATTTCCGGATTCGTCCGGTGCACGTACTGTAAGAGTTCTGAAATTTTATCCATTATGCAACCTCCATAAGTTCAATCAATAGTTTGTCTGCTATTTCAAATACTTCTCTTCCGTATGTAGCCAAGAAGTCTGCTACAATTTCCTCTGTGTCAATATCCATGTATACATTATACGAAAGACAGAACGCGTGACATAATTCGTGACATAACACACGGTCAAGGAATTTCCCGCGTAAATCATCCGCAAGATATATCGTTTTCGTGTCCCTGTCGGTCATGCCTACCGTTCTGCTTCCGTCACTTCTCTGTAGCATATCGCTGTAACGCGATACTTTGACCAAATTCCACATTTCATTGTTTATCGTGAACAATTTACCACCTCGCAAACAAAGAGGGCAAAATGCCCTCTCTATTACATTTTCGTGACAAGCGTAGTCAGCTTTGTCTTGGTTAACTGTTTCTCTTCTGGGGACATACCGGAAAACAGTTCTGTCACATCTTCCGAAAGAGATTTCATGTACTTTTCGAGTTCTTTCATCTTTGCGTCCTTATCTTCCGGTGAATTTCCGTTATGCATTTCCTTTGTTTCCATATAGCTTCTCCGGCTCATACCAGCTCTGCCCTCTCTTGCATCGTGAGTACCGGTACTCATGCCGTTATTTCCGCTCATAGGCTCTGAATAATACATCTTTCCCATACTCATTCGGTCAAGATCTCTCATTCGGTCGTATTCCGGCATTCTCTCCCATTCGTGGTAATCTTCCGGCATCTGATGGTAATATGGTGGTTCTACATACCCTCTGCGTGTTCCGCGCCCTTTTGGTGCGAATCTTCCGTTTGAGTACCGGTACTCATTATAGTATCTTCTTACCGGATAATCCCCAAATTCTTCCACCATGCGCATGATTTCTTCGTTTTCAGACTTTTTCATGGCTTCAACAATGTTATAGTCCTTGTCAAAGCACACGATGTTCTTTGCAATCTCCGTCCAATCCTTGAGATCATCAAGGTTTTGTCCCTCAAAATTCTCAATTCCAATACCGTCAACGTGGGCTTTCACGCAATCCATAATCTGTTTCGCAAACTTATGCATAATATCAAGCCTCCCTTACTGCAATCAAATTACTGTTCTGAACCTCGATAGCCTGCGTGGATGTATTCTGCACGGCTACGGTACTGCAACAACCGCATGGCACATCCACGTATGCCTGCGCCGATACGTTAAATAAATTTTGTACTGCTGCCGGAGTAACTATCATTCGTGTTGACTGTAAAGGCTCTCCGTCTACTGCGATTGCAAGCGAAATCTCTCCAACCGTACCGCCTGTTGGGATCTGAATGTTGCCGGAATACGATACCAAAAATCTAGCTTTGCACTGATTGGTGATACCTCTTAGCTTGATAATTCCACTTCCCTGTCTGTGTACGATACATTTTGTTCCGTTTACTGCTGTTTCTGTGAATGCAACATCTTCTCCAGCGGCAACGGTTTGTAATGCAATTCCTGTTACTTCCATTATTTTTACCTCTCTTCCATAAAAATAAGGGCAAACATTATAGTCTGCCCTTTGGTTATAAGTAATACTGCATAGCAGACATGATTGAGTTAAACTCAATTAAGATACTCAATTATTCAGTTTTAGCAGCCACAACCTGTGTTGCATCCGCATCCATATGCATAACCATAAAGGTTAGAAGCCGGGAACGATGGAACCGGTGTAGGTCTTACTGCATCAATAATCTGCTGTGTCTGAGCTGCCATCTGAGTTGTAAGTAATGCACTCTGACGATCCTGTGAAGCCGCTCTACGAAGATCATTATTTTCTGCCTGTAAGGAAGAAATTTTCTCATTGCAGAGATAATCAAGAATAGCGCGTGTTCCTGCATTCTGACTGTCGATAATGTCTCTCGTGTTGCTGTTCATGGTGTTCTGCAAAGCGCAAGTGTTGGTTGCCATGTTGTAGTTTACGCCTTGGATAGCTTCTCTTGTTTCACAGCAGCAGTTTGCAAGCTGTGACTGTAATGCGTTTGTATTCTGCATGTTAGCAACTGTATCAGCATTGATAGCCTGCTGAATGCCGAATCCGGTCTGCAAAATGTTTGTGTTGATGCCGTTCATGCCGGTTTGCACTGCATAGAATCCGTCACAAAGTCCGTTTGTAATGCCATCAAGTTTTGACACAACCGCCTGATTATCAAATCCGCGCTGGATTTCGCTTCCGACACCACCATTCATTCCGTTTCCTCCGAATCCGTTACCGAATCCACCCCATCCGAAGATGGCAAAGATAACGATAATGAACCATAACCATGAGCCTTCTGCGCCCCATCCATTGTTATTTCCGTTTCCGTCAATGTTCGCAACAAGCGGAACGGATGCACAATTACCTGTGTTAAACATAGAATTTACCTCCATAATTCATTTTTATATACATAATCTTGCAAGAATTAGTATCACATTCCTAATTGGCTTTTAAACGACTCAAAAGCCTTATCTGCGTCAATTCCCTTTTCTTTGCACAAATTCCTAGCCATCTGCTCTATGCCCTTGGAATCTCCCTTCTGCGCCATTTGCATAGCATTGCGCGCCATAGGGTTGTTCATTACGCTGTTATTCCCCATCATTTGTTGTAAAAACTGCTGTGGGTTTTTCATTCCCTGTAACATCTGCATAGGATTCATTAAGACTCACTCTCCTTTTGTGTTCGTGAAGATTTTCTTTGCGTTTGCGAAGATAACTTATCTTCCAGCTCCTCCATCTTTCCAAACAAGCAATCTAATTTGTCAGTAATAGCCTTTGTCGCATCATCAGATAGCCCTATTTCAATTCTTTTATCATCGCTCGAAGAATCTGCCATCTGCTCATTAAAAGGCTTGTAAACGGTCTTTCTGATTGTTCCATTGGCATCCCATTGTTTCGCTACGATTGCGCTCATGTCCTGCATTGGGAAAAACGCAACACTTCCATCCATAGGTACATCATTCGCCATGATCGCTGATTCCGACTGTACTACCTTTCCTTGGATTCCAAGAAACTGCGGTTGCATCTGCGGAATCTGTGGCTCTGGCTGTTGAAATCTCTGCATTGGGTTATACTGATATGCGGCATAGCTTGGGTTTGGGTTAAATGCCATATTCTGATTTTGCATCTGATACATTCTCTTCCTCCAATACTTCCTTGATTGCGTGAATCATTGCTGACTGGTACACGAGCGGAACCTTTGACACATCTTCTCTTGTTAAGATTTTTTCAAGAATTTCATCCGTAAATAACATTCCGCATCCCTCCTATGCTTATATTTTTGCATAAAAAAATACGGTTCTTCCGCAAAAAATAAGCAGAAAAACCGCATAAAAAAAGAACGCCATAGCGTTCCAAGTCTACCATTTTCAGAAAAGAATCTAAAGCACTTGTGCAGACTCCTTTCTTTTGTGTTCAGTTTTTGAGTACCATTTTGAGTACCAATTTTTTTAAGACGCCGCAAACACAGTGTTTATGCGACTTTTAAAACAGTCCGTACGGGAATCGAACCCTAGAGTAATTGCCTTGAAATGGCTTAAAATAGCCATTTTTTCAATTTTTCTTTGAGTACCTTTGAGTACGAGGGACTCATAATGCTTCGATTAAGTCAAGTTCCTGTCTCTTTTCCTCGATTCCGGTACGATCAAAATAATAATGATCTTTTGTGCAACTAATGTCTGTATGCCCCATGGTATCAAGGATTGTGGACTCTTTCACTTTTCCGTCAAGAAGAATACTTCCGTATGTCTTTCGGATTTTGTGCGGAGATTTCACTTTCATTCGCAGTTCATGTTCGCAGATATACCGCAAACGTTCACGAAAGTTGTAGGATTTCAACCGTTCTCCGTTTCTCTCGAATAGATATTCCCCGAAGGGATTTCTCTTTCGTACTTCATCAAGAATCCATTTGTACTTATCCGGTAATATAGCAAATCGCAATCCGGCTTCTGATTTCGGAAAATCTTTAACCTCATAGCGAAAACCACCATCATCCCGGTAACGTGTCTCCGTAGAATTGATAGCAACCGTGTAGTTTTCAACATCTTTCCGCTTTAATGCCGACAATTCCCCGACACGGACTCCTGTCTTAAACATGAATAGCAATCCAAGGTTGACAATATCCAAGTGATTTCTAAGGTACATCTCCATGCGTTCCTTTTCATCCGGCATATATACTTGGTCTTTTGCCTGCCGGACTACGTGCTTAAACGCTTTTGGAGATATATCCATATCTTTCAACGTGTATGTAATGGAAAACTTAACATACTTCTTCCGCTTAGCATACTTAAAGATTCCATAAATCAGCGTTCGAAAGTTTGAGAATGCCTTGGAAGTCATGTCGAAATCATGGATGCTGTTTCGTATAAACGTTTCAAGGTCGCATTCGTCTATACTTTTGATTCTCTTATCCTTGATACCGTCAAAGTACCTCTGAAAGTCCATTAAGTATCTGTCATAGGTTGCCCTGCTGATTTCTTCAAGTTCCAGCTTTTGTGAAATCCAACGGTTGAAGATTTCCTCTACTGTAGGGTCATCCTCTCTCTCTTTCCAATAATCAATGATTTTTTGCTCGACCGCTTCTCTGCGCTTTGCCTTGATTTTACGTCTGCCTTTTACTTCATCCGGCAGATATGAGTACCAGTTCTCATCCTTTCCTTGATAGATTTTATAGGGATTTTTGTTGAGTAATTTTTCTCTCTTTTGCATAGTGACTTGTTTCTGCACAAGTGCTATGTCGAGAATACCACTATCAACGGCATATTTCAACAGTTCTTTTTCATCCAATCAAATACCCCCGTTCTTTCTATTTTGTCCTTTATATCTCTCACTCTGTACTCTATCGTTCTTAGTGATAGATTTTCTTTTGTGGATATTTGCTTTTGTGAAAAACCACGGCAGAGAAGAGAGAAGATCCTCTCCTCTTCTTCCGTGAAATTGGCATTTTCTTTGATTTGTTCAAGTTCTGGCTTAATGAATTTTGTAAATTTCATAAGCCATTTCTCCTGTTAAATATAATCACTTAATCTCATTTGTGCCATTTCGGTATCTAACCTCTGCTTTGATACCTTGTAATAGTATTCGTCAAGCTCAAACCCGACAAATTTATGATTTGTGTTATAGCAAGCTATCAAGTTACTCGCACTGCCTACATGAGTATCAAGTATAATGTCATTAGGCTTTGCATACCGATTAAGAAGCCATTCATATAGTGCAATGGGCTTCTGCGTTGGGTGTATACGATTTTCATTAGTATTTCCTTGTGGAATATGTCTAAATATTTTTGCATTACTATTAAATGAACACCAAGCATACTCACACATTGCCATAGAAAAATCTTCTGGAATATTCTTTTTATCCCACGCAATAAAGCATCTTGTTGGTGGCAGATTAAAATAATTACCGCCCCATATAATCTGATTTTTACTAACCCTGAATAATTCTTCGAAATACTCCTTACTTGGCGCTATATCCCAGTTTCTAATATCTTGCTTTAATTCTGTATTCCCATTAGTCTGATACTTTTTCGCCCAAGTTCCTCCAATTCTGCAACAATTAGAGCTAGGGATAGTCCCCACTGTCAATATGATATTTGTCGAACCGCCCTCCAAATCTACCTCGTTTTTTCTTTTCCCATTCATCGGATTGCCCCCCCCCCGAATGGTGGGTCTACAATCGCAAGGTCAAAATATTTGTCGGGAAATTCTTTCATTCCTTGCATACAATCCATGTTGTAATATCCAAAATCTAACATTTTCTCTTACCAAAAGGAAACCTCGGTTTTATGTCGCGACAACCTATTCCTTTCTTTGATTTTTAGTTAATTACTGGGGCTTTCTGCCTGTCTGAAAATACTCGTCATAAGCGTCAACCGTATCGCGTATTTCAACCATGGCCATATCAAGTGTTACATCTTTTTTATCCAAGGCTCTTTCTGCATAATCTTTAATTCTCATCATTAAAGCCTGTGCTATTACTATCTCTACATTGTCACTCATTCTGAATCACCTGCTTTCTTTGATTTTTAGTTAGTTATCTTCTTTTCTCTTAAAATCCTCGCAAGACACAGCAAGCAAGCAACCTACACAGTTAATGGCAATAAGCCCATTATTGTTCTTATAACTGTAAGAATTTTTGCAAACATTACAAAAATCTTTGCCAACATTTGCCTTGCAACTTGTCTTTTTATCTTCAAGCTCTTCTTTTAGCATTGCATTTTCTACAGTAAGTTCAGAAATTTTATTGTCTTTGTTAGATACTTCTTGAAGTAACTGATTATATTTTTTCTTACTTAAAATCTTCATTCTACATCACCCTTTCTTTTTAGGCTAAATAATAGCCCTTACTTTTAGCTTCTGCATAATCATCTTCTGAAAGTAAAACTTCTTTCTGAATCTCTTTGTTACCATAGCAATCAACATCACATACAACCTTGAAAAGCAACATTCCGTTCTTTTCAATCGGTTCTTCATGAGTTATGTTTGTTACATAGTGTTCAAGAAAATTCATTCTGAATCACCTACTTTCATAAATACAATCCAATGCGTATCTGCTCTTTTGTTCCCGAATATAGGCTTGCTACTAAAACATTTTAAAACTTCCGATAATTTTATTTGCTGTTCGTTCCATTTAAAAATCAATGTTCCGTATGGTTTCAGAACCCTCATACATTCATCGAATCCTTGTTTTAAATCCTGTGGCCAAATATCAGATAGCTTTCCGTATTTCTTGGCCAACCAAGATTTTTCACCAACTTTTAACAGATGCGGTGGGTCAAAAACAACCATGGAAAACGTATTATCATCAAATGGAATGTTCCGAAAATCTGCTACTATATCCGGCTTTATTTTTAATTTACGACCATCACAAAGAGTATCTTCTAACTCTCTGCAATCCATAAAGCATACATTAGGATTTTCTTTATCAAAATAAAACATCTTACTACCACAGCAAACATCTAATATAGGCTTATTCAATCACTTCCACCCGCTTTCAATAAATCCATAAATATTTAAGTTGCAACCTCGGTTTACCGAGGATTCGTTATTCCTTTCTTTCTTCTAAAATTTCATCCAAGCAGGTGTTATAACCTGCTTTCATATCTTCTGTCCATCGACCGTTAGGATAACACGATAATGTTACCCAGGTTTCTTTCTTCTCCGGCAGTTCTCGGAGCGGACACCAATCCGGTTTCTCGTAGGTTTCAGAATTAACTGCTTTTGACACCTCGAATGCTTGGCAACAATCTTCTCCGCCATTGCTGTTAATATGGCAAAAGTTGCAACCGAAACATGATTCCGGCATATCCATAATCAATACCGCTTTAGCCATACAATCACCCTTTCTTTTTCTTCTTAGGCTTAAACTTAAAAACATCATTCTTCTGACGGCTTACCATGCTACGATAGCCGTTCATTTTACTGGCTCTGCTTTTCGCCATTCACTCCACCGCCTTTCACGATTTCAACTGCTTCATTCAAAGCATTATACACACATTCAGATGCGTATCCGAATTCTGTCCCCTTATTTTCCCGAAGATGCCTTAATGCGTCCATTCTTCTCTTTTCCGGTTTTTCTACAACCTTGTCCACATCGTAAGCAGTCGGCTGTGCATCTATCACGCTCGCCAATGTTGCCAAACTTACTCTCCTAAAATCATCATCCGATTTACTTGCACGCATGCAATATTCTTTTAGTGTATCTGCATCAATCAGTCTCATCGTTTTTTATCTCCTTTCTTCAAATAATCAAAAACCTCATGTCCAATCATCCCTACAACTGACAGAATACAAAAAAGGTTAACTCCAAATTTTGTTAGAATATCTAACCTAATGGCTATAAGTATTAGTAGAAAGAAATTTATGTACGATTGAAACATCATTCTTCATCACTCCAATCAAACTTGCAACCGCACTTACTACAGTAATTTGGTGCATTGTTGTTATTCATTATTCCTATATCGTGACTGACTTTGATTGTGTTTCCGCATTCACAACGGAATACAGAAAGAGTATCACTAAGGTTATGGTTAAATATAGGTTTCTTCGGTATCTGCTTTTCAAGAGCTTTGATTGCTAAATCTCTTGCTTTTACAACCCTTTTAACACTATTTTCTTTCAATCCTATTTTTGACATATTGAATCTAACTTCTTTAATTGCTTCATTCTCTGTCATGTCAGTCCTCACTTTCTAACAACTCCGGATTGTCAAATATGTTGCCGATAACTTCAACTGTATTTAAGGAATCATCTTCATCATTGAAATTCCAATAAATTTCCCATAATGATATGTAATTATCGTTTTCACAAGCATACAAAGTGTTTTCACAACCTGTTAGTGGCATAATATTTGCTTGTATTTCATCCCAATCAATATGTTTTTCGTATGCAATGCCAAAACTACCACACTCAAACTTAACAATCCCTCTATGTCCTAAGAAATCAACAATACCATTCTCCCAAATCAGCCTGCCGTTCTTGTCCTTAAGTCCTGTACACTGGCAGATTGTATCTTTCTTTACTTCTATAATATTTGATGTTGAAAACCAACCGGCTAATATTTTGCTTGCATGATTCGGAATAATCAAATAATTGTCATTTACTTCAATAAGTTGCCCTTTAACCCATCTGTCGGAATCATCAAACTTAGCCTTGAATAAGTATCTATCTTCCATATTCTCCCCTATTCCGCTTCTGATTGAAGCCAATCTAAAATACATTTCTTGCACATCCCTACATTATCTGCGTAAGGACACTCGTCTATATGCATAACTTCAAGACAACTATTAAATAATGTATCTGTCAACTCTTCATCAGACATATTCCTTATCCCGTCGGCATTTGTCACTTTTACATCAACAAGTTCAAAACACTCATCACGCCATTTCAATACATTATCAATATTGAATGAACTGTAACCTACATGGTAATAATCTTCGCCGACTTTTTTGTACTTGATTTCGTAATATGGCTTGTTGTCTATCATCCTTACGATAATTTCCAGAGATGTAACTTTGTTTTTTGTATCATCATTTTCTGAAACTTTGCTATCGCATCCACAACAATGCTCATTATCTATTGAATTGCTGTTATGCTGACATTTACAAGTGTGTGCTTTTTCTTCTATGGCTAAGTCAAGGTAATATTTCAAATCTTTTATCAGACTAATAGTTCCGAAGAGTTGTTTTCTCTCAAGCATTTCAACAACTTTCGATATTCTTCCATCAAAGTCTTGATTGCTTACACTTTCAAGAAATTTATCCATACAAGGCAACTTGAAAAGCCTGCCCTGTTCCTCTGCATCCTCGTAATCCGCTAACTTCTCCATTGCGCAATAACCTTCTTCACAGTTGGAATAATATGAATTAGGCTTTTCGCCATAGCACGAATACAAGGTTTTTAAGGATTTTTTCTCGTAATTCTCTTTTACTAAGATTCCGACCGCTGTCCGTTCTGTTAATCTCTCCATGTCTATTCCTCACTTTCTGCCAGCTTCGCCATTTTCCAATCGTTTATATTGCTACCTCTGCGAACGCTCCAATGTGTTGTTCCTCCACTCCATGCGTACACTATTCCGTTCTCGTATTTTGCAAAATGTCTTTTTCTCCACGCATCTTCTTCGCTATCTCTTACCAAAATCGGCGTATCGACTGCAACCTTACTCCAATCAACAGGCGGCTCAACATATTCTGAATCTAACCATTCCAGCATTTTATGTTTACATGAATAATTAGAAATATAGAATCCGCACTCTGAACATCTCATCTCTGCGCATGGAACAGGCTCGCCATCTTTGAGTGCAAGTTTACTTACTGTAATATCAATGATTTTATCCGCATATTTTTCTTTATTCGTCATATTAAACCTCCAAATCACATACAAACTTAATCTCATCCGCCAAACTCTGCGCTATCATCGGCACCGTCAACTGAAACTGCTTGTAATTAGCCAATGTGTCGATGTAGTCAATAAATTTGTCCGTGAAATACTGCAACTGTTTCGCTGTTATCTTAAACTCCTTTTTCAGAATCGTAAGTGTCAGTGCAAAATAGTTAAACAAAGACGCGCTGGAAAGTCTGTAGGCTTCACGCTCGATACAAAATCCTTTCTTGGCATATAAGACCATTAACTGCCGCTGCGGAATCTGTTCAACTTCTGCCTTGGTGTCAATGCCGTATTTGTCTTTCAGGTAAACAGCCAAGTCCTTTCCGTTCTTCCCGCCGCATGATGCTTCATCCAAGTAAGATTTCAAAAAATCCTGCAACCGGATGATTCTTGCCTGTCCGAACCCAAATTTGTCATGCAGAATTATGTACCCAATCACGACAAAATCTTTGTATGATTTTGATATAACCTTATCAGAATTTCTCTTTTCAAAATCATTTCGCCCGATAATCCGCATTTCCTGTTTTGTGTAAAATGTTGGCTTTTTATTCCGTCTCAACGCATTGCTCATTTCTTTGATTTCTCCTTTCTGTATGTGATTTCCAACCATGCAAAATGACTCAATACAAGCTGTCTTGCACGCTCTTCAATCTCCATGCCTTTGTATTTGTTTATCAATGATTCTCCGGCTTTTACAACTTCATCCCACCAAGAATCATCGTTGTCCGGGGAATAGTATTTCTGAATGAATTGCCAATAATCCATAAATACTTGCCATTCTTCCGAACCCTTTTCGATCTTTGCACTTGCCATATCCGCTACCTCTAAAACGGACAATCGCCATTGTATGGTTTGAATCCGTCCCCGCGTTCTTTCTTTTTGATTTCCGCAACAACATCATCAAGTGGTTTTTCGATTTCAACAAACTTCATGTGATCTCCATCAAACTCCATTGCTTCACGCATTGTCATTCCCTGTCTGTTCTTCTCGATTTTTACACCCTTGGCTCCCTTGTCATTGTCTGACAGATTCCACAGCATAATTATGTTTGACGCGTCCTGTTCGATTGCCCCGGATTCCCTCAACTCTGCCATGGTAGGCTCTTTTGTGTCTCTGCTTTCAGATGCTCTTGTTATCTGCGAAAGTGCTATTACATGTGTATTTAAGTCTCTTGCAACCGATTTTAAACCTCTTGAAATTGATGCTACTTCTTCATTTCTTCCGGAATATCTGTTATCCGGCATAAGCAATTGCAGATAGTCAACAACGATAACGTCAAAGTTTTGGTGTCTGCATTCTGACTTTATTTCCCTCGGAGATACGGTACCGGATGCAATCCATAATTGATAATCACCCATTTCCTCATTTGCTTGGTTAAATTTTTCCTGTTCATCACCAAGAAACGCTTTTGCCCTTCTGATTCTCGTTAAGCCGATTCCCGTAAGCCTTGAAATAAATCTCTCATACACCTGTTTGTCAATCATCTCCAAATTGAAATATGCGACTTTAAGTCCTTTTTTTGCCATATTCCCAATGATTTGCGTTGTGAGTGCGGATTTTCCAACTGCCGGTCTTGCGGCAATTACTGTTACATCACCGCGTTCAAGGTCTCCAAGCGCATCATCAAGTTGCGATAACCCGATTTTTATACCGCCCTCTCCAACACTTTCGTTGAAATATTTGTCTTTATTCTCAATTGAAATCTGCTTAATTGGTTTTAGCTTTACTTCCTTTCCCTCTTGCAAATGTTCAAGTCTTGTAAGAAGATCGCTGATTGTATCATCAATGTCACATGGTTTTAAACTAGATTTCTGATACATGTCACGAACCATTCTTGCTTTGTATTCTTTCGCAACCGCATCGGCATAGCTTTTAACCATAGTTGAAGTGATTGTTCCGGTAATACAAAATTTCATCAATTCGCTAATCTGTTCCTGGGTGTATTTGTGATTCTCAAGTGCCATTGACAAAGACATGGGATCAATGCTTTCATTCCTGTCATACATGGCAAGCATTTCCTTGTATGTGTCCTGCGCGAAATCAGAACTAAACATTTCCGGTTTCAGTGTTCGCCAGATGTTATTTAGCACATCATTGTCAATCAGTACGCACCCGATCACTCCGAACTCCGCTTCTGTCAACTACAATCACCTCGTTTCTCCGCAATCTGCAACCAATAGTCGCAATCGTTTTTCAGCCAATCGACATATTTTGGAATGTATCGAAAATCCGTATCGTCCGGATTCTTTTCTTGATAGTCACTCAAATACGCCTCTGTGGCTTTGTATAACAGCCGTGCAATGTCCGGTTGGTTCTCTTCGATAACTTCTAGCACTTTATCCATCCAAGCTGTTTTAGAGGTACTGTACGCTGTTTTCTTGGGGTATATACTAAAAGTCTTTTTCCATGCATCGTCAAAATCAAACAAATCTCCGGAGTCGGTCGACAGCGAATTTTCTTTTATATTTTCTTTCTCTTTATCTTCTTCTTTTTCTTCTTCTTTATCTGAAACAGCGACGTCAGACGATTTATCGGGCGATTTTTGCTCAATTAGGTTCTTCTGCTTCTTTCTCCGGTTCTGTTGATATAGCCTGTCACGTTCCTTTTTCTTCTCATAAGCGTCAAGCGTTTGGTGCTTATTCCAATTCGGAATCGTTATCACATTGTCAACAACTTCAATCATTCCAAATTCTTCAAAAGTCTTAAGCGCAAGCCTTACCGTGTTCAAATCTCTGCGAAAAATGGTGGCAAGCATTTCATCCGTGAATGGTAGCTTATTGCTCATCATAAACACACCGTTGTTATTCTGTTTCCCGGCAAGAATAAGAAGTTTGAACCAAATCGTAATGATGCTATCTGCACTCGGCATACTCTCAATCAGCAGAATCTTTTCATCATCAAAGACATCTGTTGTGATTTTAATCCACTTGACTTCTGCCATTTATTTAATCACTCTCCTCATATGTATTTTCAGAAATCAAAGCCATAAACTTCTCGTACTGTTTTTCAGAAACTTTGTTGCCCTGTTTATCCGGCTTCAAGCGGATTTCAAGGTGCTTTTCAGCGATATGCGACAATTCCTTGGCGAGACTCTTTTTGCCTTGTTTAATGCCGTCATAATAGCCTTTTGCCGGACGGTAATCATCAATCTTAGCTTTACCCTCTCCCTGTGAACCGCTTGTCTTATTCCGAAGCTGATAGCCCCTGTCCGCGTAATGCTTAATAAAATACTGCTCACGCTCATCAAGTTTATCTATCGGACAGCGTACTGATGTTGCATTCCATCCATACGGATTATCCTCCGAATACAGTCCGTGGGACTTTAAGCTAAGGTCTATGTGCTGATACCCTGAAAGGTGTTGCGATAATCTGGTTAAAATACGCTTTGCCTGTCCCACATAGGCATATCTAAATCCGTTTTCATCCTGCCTTGTCAGAATATATATTCCGCTTGATTCATCAAGCCTTGGATTCAATGCAAGCCATTTCTTCTTATTCTTGGCTTCAATGGCTTTTGCCTTTCTAAATTTCTTATAATCCATACAATCACTTCCTCTCCAATGGCTTCATGCTCATTTGAGCCACAAACTTTCCGTAGCTCATTCCGGAGGCGCGTGCCATATGATTCACAGCCTTGATTGCATCATCCTTTTTCTTTGGCTTTCTCAATCGTTCTTTAACTTCATTGCCGATGCAGTCTTGGCAATCAACTTTTCGTTCATCTATCGTCATAAACATCCTGCCACATTTCGGGCATATTCTTGTATACACAATTCTTCCAGCCTTTTTAAAATTCTTAAACTGTGCGTATCTTTTTGCACATTTTGGTCTGCAGTATTTTTGATCTGGTCGCTTCGGCTCAAATTCAGCCATACAGTATTCACATAATTTCAATTTTTACCTCCAATCTTTTGTAAGGGCGGTACGGTAAACGCACCGCCAAAACATGGCTTTCAATAAGCTTGTGATAACTATTCGCCAAACAAGACAGTTTCTTTTAGGCTTTCGCCAAGGTGTTTCAACCTATTTCAAACTTTCAAGATGTGCAATGCGTTTCTGTGTAATATCAAGGTTTTCCTTTGCTCGTTTTTCTTCTCTTCTTTCTTCCGAAATAAATTTTTCAATTGCCGTATTCCTGTTTTCTTCCAAAAATACTATCGTGTATCCTGCCCATCCGCAAATGTGACCAATAGACTCTTTTCTGATTCTGCTTCCTTTGCAAAATCCTCCAATTACATCCTCCAATGTCACATAAGTTTTGGCACATTCTTTTGCTTCGGCAACTTGTTCTTCAAGGTTTCCTCTTTGAAAACTGTAAACATATAATTTCATCTTTTCTCCTTTCAGAACGGACAAAGGTTCATATCAACCTCTAGCCCTTTTTCTGCAACATAAACATTCGCTCCATATTCAATTGGTTCTTTCGTTCGTTGTAGGAATAACGCGGGATCTCCGCTCGTGTCCGATAAGTGTATTAAAACGACATTTCGTAAAGCTGGGTTGTCGTTCGTCTGAATAAATTTAAGTGCCGTATCAAGGCTCATATGACCTCGCAAACGATGTTCATAGTTTGGCGTATTCCGGTCTACCAAGTCCATACTGTAATTGGCTTCAACCATGATATGCTCAACGTTCATACCGGAAAAGTTGTACTTGCAATACTCCAAGTCGGTCAAGAATAACAGCTTTCCCATTTCCTCGTGCTCGATTAAATAGCCGTAGCACTCGATTTCCGTGTCATGCGGTACATTGAATGGTGTTACTGTAAAACTGCCGATTTGCCGTGTTCTGCGCGGTGGAATGGCTATTGTACGTTCTCCAGTTATGACTTCAAGTGCGGTCTGCGTTTCAAATGCCGTGTAAACCGGAATACCAGATCTCATAAAATCCTTTATGTAGCGTGCATGGTCTCCGTGTTCGTGGCTCACAATACATCCGGCAACATCAGATATACGCCAATCAATCATCTTCTTAAAGTCCATGAATTTACATCCGGCTTCGATTGCAAGGATTTCTCCATTGTCGGCAATTAAGGCGTATGAGTTACCGGATGAACCGGAACCTAAGACTTTTAATTTCATAGGCTACTCCAATTCTTCCTCTGCCGGGAACTGAAATACTTTAGGAAGCACCCAATAATTCGGCTGTACATATACTTTGTTTACATGGTCAAAACCGCCATCAAGTTCCATTCTTGTCAGATATTTTTCTCTAAGCATTTCCATAGCTTTCTTTGCTTTTTCTTCGGTGGAATATTCAGCGATTTGCATGTCATCAGTAAGTGGTTCCACACCTGTTAAGTTCTTGTTCAGAAAATAAATTTTTGACTTAAATCTCTGAATAATCACCTCTTCGTATGGCATATCAAGCGTTCCGTCCTGTGATATAACTCTCATAGAAAACCTCCTTATCTAAAAAACAGAAACCAAATAAGTGCCACGAACGAATCAATGAGTGACGCGATAAACACGATTGCAAGAACAACCCTGCCAAAAGTGACCTTGTAAGGAACACCGAGAGAATGACGTATTTCTTCTTCTAAACTAATGGCGGAAGCAACAAACTTTCCTATAACGAAAAACAACACCCATAACAGAATTGCAATTTTAACAAAAATCATTCTTCATATCCTCCTAATCTTTCATAAAGTCCGGTACATTCTCGTCATTCTCAACGACTTTCTCAGGCTCGACTGCTGCACCGTCGGTCGCTTCGGATTCTGCTACAACAAACGGCTCTGAATTGGCGTTTTCCGCAATTTCTTCCTGCGTCTGCTGATAAGTTTCATCTATCTGCATAAGAGACTGTTTTGCAATAGCATTAAGGTCTTTTGGATGCTTCTTGATTGCATTATTGCGCATCTTTCGAACGATCATGGATTCAGATGTATCAAGCCATGCGGCACTCATGTATCGTCTTGCAACTTCGCAGGAAAGCATATCTTCAACAGTTTTGCAAGCTAAAAGCTCTTTCAAAATTTCATTTTTCTTTTCTGCGATAGCTTTCTTTTCTGCTTCCGTTGCATCATAACGTGTCTTTTTACCGCCTTTTACAAGCCCGAAGGTTTCATTCAGAAGATTATTACGGACATGAGCAAAAAGGTTTCCTTTTACGCTTTCACGCTCTGCTATCATATATTCAACTTTCCCATCTTTCATTTCTACCGGGTAAACAACACGGATAACTTTCTGTGAAAGTCCTTTTTCTTCCCATTCCGGCGGTGTAACTTCAATTCCTTTATGCTTTGGATATGTAAAATCATCACCTTCTTTCACAAGCCATACTGGATATACCTTTTTAACATCAACCCCAAAGTTTCGAAGGAGTGCATCGTTTCCGTCCCCTTCGATTCCCATTTCTACTTCCTTGTACCAATTTCCATTTGCATCTTGTTTGCTTCTCAACTGGAAGTAGCACTCTCTCGGCACTGCATTTGCATTAAGTTGAAGGCTTGATACCTGTCCAATAATCTGTCTCAAATTAGATCCATTCAAGTTACTCATGGCGGCTTTGCTAGATGTAACAAGGTTGTAAATAGCACTCATGGATGCCATGACACACTGCTTGGAATAATCATTAAGCACAAGTCCATGCTCTGCAAAGTCACGCTCCATAAGTCCTATGTACTGGTTCGTATAATAGGAAAGTTGTGTATTCATTTCCTGTTTTCCCTGCGTAGATACTGCCGTATTCTCTGCCATAATTAATTATCCTCCATTTCACTAAAAAAAGTTTTGAGAGCTTCTACTAAGCGTTCTGTTTCGCCTTTTCTTAATGTTTCCTTACCCTCCTTGGTCAGTTCTTTATTACTTGCTTCCTGCAAAACAAAGTTGTATTTCTTATCTCCAAGAACTCCCCTTAATGCAACTAAAAGAGTTTCAAATTCAGCCATGATAACCGGCTCTCTTCCGTCTACTTCTATTGTTCCAAAATCTGATTTAATCATATCTATTCCTCACTTTCTTAATATCTTAAAATCTTAACATCGTTATCTTCGTAAAAATTATTGAACCGCTCATTTAAAAGTTCTAATTGTTTCTTGAGAATTTCCTTTGCTTCATCCACACACCGGAAAAGATTTTCGCTCTTGAGCTGTAGATTATCAATTCCCAATTCGTTGCAATTAAGATACCACGCGTCACCGCAACCGCAAATTTTATGTATGCAAATGTCAATTCCGTTGTCTATAGTTCTGAAAACCGTTCCGCTTTCCACCGGTTCTCCAAACTTTGCATTACTAATCAGCTTCATGCTTATTCCTCGCTTTCTTCATACTTCTTCACAACCGCCATCTTATCAGCACCGTAGGTATCCACCCACTTCATATCAACTGTTTCATCCGTAACAGTCAGCTTTGCACCCTTGGCATTTACAACCGTGTCACCGGCTTTTACGGAATCCTCGGTGCGATATACGTAGCTTCTGGTACTGTTTGGAAATTTTGCTTTGATATACTGCATTTATCATTCCTCCTTAATTTTCAAACCAAATGGAACATTTCCATTAACAATAGATTTCCAATGTGCAATAACATCTGGATTAGCACTTGGATTGCATGGTTCCGTTGGAGCAAACATAAATCCGCTCTCCTGCTTCTTATTTTCCTCATCCCATTCTTTCTCGGTTCCAAAGCAAAGATGCTCATAGAATTTTGGATTGTCCTCATATGTTGGGTATTCCGGATGCTGTTTCTGCCATTCCACAACGTCTACTTTAAACTTCTCCATATCAATAGCCCATTTATCATGAGCAACCTTCCATTTTTCCACTTTATCGTTATTC